CGTATTGGCAGATTCAATCATCTGGAGCGTCGCCTGCGCGTTGACCACTTTCAAAAAATCAACCAGGGAGAAAAACACCTTGCCAATGCCGTAACCTTCGAGAGAAAGCGTTGTTACCGGCCTTCCCTCGGCGGTGCTGCCGTTGGGGAACCGGTCAACGGATACGATTTCCGCTTGGTTCATCTTCTCCAGACGGAAATTAAGCCGGAAAACCTTGCCCCTGTTGCTGACAATGTTATAGCCGATGAATTTCCCCCATATGTTTTTATATGCGTCGGGTATTGCGATTAAAGTGTATTTTTCCCCTGTTTTCCTTGTCAGGATAAGCAGAAGTTTGCGAAGCATCCGTACAATTTTTTTGGAATCCCATTCAAGCAATCTCATTTACATTTTCCTCCGTCAATAAAATAGGCAGATAAATTAACGCATTACCACTATTTTCGTCTTGCCTTCCCATTTCTCTTTTATTTTTTCATCAATCGCGTCTGCTCTACTGATAAAAATTTCACCATTCATAGTAACGCCCGTACCGGCGTCCATCTGGCTCCGCAACATGCCGAAATAGCGGAGTGCGTGGGCTTTTGCAATGTCGATCACGTCGCTTTCATGCTCGAACCGAACGTCTGCCCATTTATGGCTGCACCTCGCCCAAGTGACTATCAATTCGCCCCCGATAGTGGAATACCCCCTCAGCATTCTCCCCTCGCGGTCGATTTCCATATTCCCCGCCTTGGAAAGGGTTATATAAGACGCATTCGCCGTTTCCTCGGCAAGCCTCACGCTGCGGGTGTAGTACGGGTTATCGTATATATTGTCCCTGCCCCTGCTAACGCCGCGTATTGAACGGCTGTAAGTGTCCCTAAAAATGTTAAACTTTCCCGACGGAGAATTTACCGAACCGTAAAGCGGTATCCTCGCCTGTAACACGCCGAACGTATCCTCAGTGGGGAACGGCACTTCAATCTTCACGTTCGGCTGGATGTTATGCTTTGTCTTATGCTGGTTCGGGTTGTAAGCGAAATACTTGGCCATAGCGGGATAAACAAAAAGTTCCAAAGCGTCCTGTTCGGTTATCCCCAGATCCTTAAAGTTGATAATCGGAAACCCGACCTCGGCGAGAATCCTGTGAATGATTTCTTTCGGTACTTCGGGAATTCCTTTGCTCGGCAAATCCATATAATAATAGGCTGGAATTCTTTATTTCTTGGTAAGGGAAGGAATCGCGCTGGTAAGCCGCCTGAGCGCCCTACGCAGGGCTTGAATATCCCCGACATCCAGAGAGGAAGCCTGATCAACCATGAGTTCGGAACGGTATAATTCGGCATCTTTCCAGAACATTAAAAATGTTCTGTCAGCTTTTTGGTTAGTAACAAGCAGGCGTTTCATGTCATAACAAATGACCGTATAGAATTCGCCCATTTTCATATTTTGCAATGAATACCGCAGGCGCATTTTTCTAAGGCGCACGATTACCGGTTTTATTTTACTTTGAATCATAATAATAACTTCCGGCAAATAAAAGGGCTTCCCGATTCCGAGAAGCCCTTTTTGTTTTCTGAAACTAGGCGTTCTGAATTTTGATCAGGGTCGCGTAGTCGCGGTTCATGATCTGCATGTCCCCGTAAGACGCAACGCCGAATTCGGTCACGCGGTTCGCCCTCTGGAGTTTGTCGGTTACGTGCAACGGTACGAGAGTGCCGATCATCAGGAACACGTCCTCCGGCAGTTCGGGGTTCTTGTACATACCGACCAGAGTGTCGGCGGGTACAATCATGTCGGGAGTACGGTAGATTTCGATACCGTTCACCGTGCCGTAGTGGTAAACACCCTGCTGGCTCTGCGAACCGGGTACAAAGGCTTTGTGGCTCTTGAAAATCGAAGTCGCGTTCGTACCGCCGAACAGACGGGTTATGCCGCCGCGAAGCAGTTTGTTGTAAATCGGGCTTCCCGCCTTGTCGATGTACCTGTCAATGACCTGAATGCGGTCAGATTCAGATTCGCCGACCGCTCCCTGAAGGTCGAACACGGTCGCGCCCGTAACGGTCGCGTTTCTTTTCGCCTGTTTGTAGCCCATGTGGAAGGCTTGGAAGTCAAGAGATTTCCGCAGTTCGTCGGCCATCGCCCTGAGATACGCTTCCTCGGCATCGATGTTGAGGGTCGTGCCGATAAGCAGTTCCGCTTTCTTGGTGAAAGACGCATAGATCGGGTATTCCCGAAGGGTGAAAGGCTGAGTGCGGAGGGCAAGGTCTACGTGCTGAGTAATCTCAAGGTCTTCGTCCTTTTCAAGGGCGACGCCCATTTCGATTTCAATCACGGAGTTGACGGCAGGCGCGGTGGCAAAAGTTACTTCCGCCTCGCCGGTATCCATGTTGACGGTGCCGGTAACGCCGTCGCCCTTCAGATTGCCGGAACCGTCATCGGTAGCGAAGTATTCGCCGTTCACGATAACGCGCACGGTAAAGCGGGAAACGGGAGCTACCTTCACATCGCTCGCCGAAACGGTGAACGTCTTTAACGTGCCGTTGGGAGTCTCGTTGACCTCGTAGACATCAATGTCGGTCGCCGAACGGTAGTCGGAACTCTCGTACATGGTATCGCCCTTCTTGGCGCCGCGAAGGGTCTTTCCGTATTTGGGTTCGACCCAGTAGAACACGTCCCGGGCGGTGGTAAGACCCATCTCCCAGAAGCAGTCCTGCCGTGCGGTGTTCAGATAGCCCAGGCGCAATACGCGCAGGACGTTATCGGGCGTGGTATGGAAGGTTGAAGAAATCTGCGCTTCCGTAAGCGACGCAAGGTGCGCTTCCTGGTGTTTGATTACAAACGCAAGATTGCGTACCCGATCCGGCGCCTTTTTGTAGGCTTCTTCAAGGGACTTGCCCCCGAAGTTCGGCCTCTTTATAAGCTGTTCGACCAGCCTGTCGCCCTGCTGCCGGCGCTCGTGAATCTGCTGCTCTTTGAGTTCCTTGAATTGGCTTTCAGTTAAATTCCTCATAACGGTTCTCATAATGGTTACCTCGTTTTGTTCGTTTCTTTTTCGCGTCCCGTCCAACCAGCCGTTCGCCATTCATTAGTTCCACGGCCAATTCCCTACAGGCGCAGGGATATTACAAATACCCCTTCGGTATTCTCAGGTCAGGCTCCGGTATTTGGTTATCCTGACGCTTCTCTGAAATAGGCGTGCTTAAATCAGAAACTGCCCCGGTTTCTTCCAAGCGTTTTGCTTCCTCGTGGAATTGCATTTTTTGAAGCACAAGCAGTTGCGCTTCAAAGAGGGTTCTCTTTTTCAGGAATTCGTCTTTGTATTCCATGAATTCGGGATGCAGGCTGCTGACGGTATCCCTGAAAAACTTGACCACTTCCGGATTCGCGTTTTTGATTTTTTCCTGTTCGGCTTCAAACGCCCTGCGTTTTTCATCCAAAGTTTTCTGTTCGTTAAGTTTCCGCTGCCTGCGTTCTGACAGTTCCCTCGCGGTGTTTGCCTTTGTTTCCGCGTTTTTATTCTCTTGAAGTATCTTTTGAAGTTTTTCAGCCAGTTTTTTGTTGTAGCCTACGGCTTTCGCCAGCAATTTCTTCTGCTCCGCGTAACCGGCAAGCACTTTCTTTGTATATTTCTGCAAGGCAACGTAATCTTTGTAGGGAACGCTGTTCTGCCGATAGGAAGAAGCTTCGGTTAAAATCTTTTCCGTATTTTTTGAAAATTCGGAAGCCGAATCGAGGGTGTCGAGGGCTTCTTTAAGTTTGGCAGAAAGGTCGGCGTTTTCCTTGGTCAGCCGGGTAATTTCTTCCTGGTTTTCGGTAAGCGTGGCGGCGGTCACGTTTATTTTTTCATTCAGCGCCTCATACTGGGTGCCTTTCTCCATTTGCTCCTTGATGGCGGTATCGCAGGAAGCGACAATTTCCTCCAGACGGGGCTTTAACGTACCCAATTCGGATTCGTCGTACATTTCAAGGAGTTCTTTAGCCTTGCCGCGCCGCTCTTCGGGATTAGCAATACGGGAAATTGATTCGCATACTTGCTGTAAAGTCGTTTCAACAATTTTTTTGATTTTGCGTTCGCTTAATTCCATCATTTTATTTTCCTTCCCTCCGGATTGTTCTTCTGTATGCTGAACAGCCTCGGTGACTTTATCATCAAGGCGGCCGAATACTTCGTAACTCGGTTCCATGACCCAATCGGCAACACGCTCAAGCTCGAATGAATCAGGATCAACCGTGAAACCGTCGGATAAAAATTCGCCGAAGCCGGAGGAAGACAGCCCAATCTCGCCCCCCGCTTTCAGCACCCCTAAAGCCGTCCTTCCCCATTCGTTGTCAATGATGTAAAAGTCAGCTTCGACAAATTCTTTGCTTTCGTCGTAATTGACGTTTCTGGAAACCGCCCAAATGTTTTTCGGGTCTCCCGGGTCGTCTTCGGGCGGGTGGTTCATCAGCGCCAGCGTGGACTTGCCCCGCATACGCTCGATAACCAAATCCCAAAGTTTATAATCGTAAACCCTGCCGTTAAGGTTTTTTCTTCCCGGTCTGGTAAACTTGAACCTGTAAACGGCTAACGCTTCGTAGAGTTTTCCCTCATGCAAAACAGATTCTTTGAGGGAACCCTGCGTTTGGGATACTTTTTGATAAAACTGTGGGGATATGAGAACATTCTCAACCAGCCGTCGTTTCATAACAAAATAGGCAAGAGGATTTAAAAATTACTTTTTATCTATCCCCTTCCTCCCTGAGCCTCTTTTCTTTTTGTTCTTTTTCCATACTCCAGAACATTTCTTTCAACGGCTTTGACTTAATGCCGGTTTCAAGGGCTAATTCCAATACCTGCTTCTGCATACGCATATCGTTCGTATTAATAAGGGAAGATCGGAAATGCTTGCCGTCTGCAACGCCTTCGGGGAAAAATTTGGAACTGGTTCTTATAATTTGCTCTCTAAATTGCTCCCTGACTTGGGGGGTATACCTGTTGGAAATCTTCTCGAACAGGCTGCCGTCAGTTTCGTCGTCTTCGGTTTCCTCCGGTTTTTCAGCTTCTGCGCGTTTCCGTTCCGCTTCAATGCCGTCTATCCACTTCACCAATCTTTCCTGCGGTATTGATGTCATAGTAGAAAATGCGTCTTTTATAATGTCAGAAGGTATATTTTCAACACCGATTAAGCTTTTCAGAGTATCTAGCGCCGAATTAGCCATATCGATTTCGTCTTTTCGTCTCTGCTGCCTTTCGGAGGTTTCTTCAATTACGGGGAATTCCATGATGAGTTCAAACGGCGTATCCCACCCTTGAAATTTATTCACGATGGTAAGGTGCATTTTTATTTTAAGCGTAAGTTCTTTTATAAAATCAGACTGGTCGGCGTAAACGCCCCTGCCGAACGGTTTGAACTGCTGTAAAAGAGCTTGCCCGCTGTTGCCCCAACCGCCGGCATCGACAATAAGATACCCCTTCGGCACGCGGGTTGACATGATTTCGTTATCGCGCAGGTACTCTATGTCGGCGATTTTATCAAGGTCAATATCGCTTGATTTTTGATCAAATTCGGCAAGCTCCTTCGGCATAACCACTCTGGAACCGATAGAGGGCAGTTCTTTGCTGCCCCCAAAGAGGCCGGCGTTGTCAAGTTGCTCGACAAATTCCTCAACGGCTTCCCACTGCTCGGTCGGCGTCATGCCGGGCGAAGTCGCCACGCCGTAAAAATCGCGGGGAAACGAAGCAGCGCGGGCAACCTGCATGAGCGTCTGCGCCGCCATAAGTTGCTTGAATGTCGGCAGCGCGTTTATAAACCTGCTTCTCCCCCAGGGAGAGAATTCGCGCTGCATGGAAAAAGTCCTAAAATGGGTGATACTCCACGGCGGCACTACCACGCCGGAAGATAATTCAAACCCGAAAAGAAAAGTTTTAAAATATGAAACGGGGTCTTCGGCGTTTTGGATAAGGTTCTGCATCAGCCGGTCAAGTTTCTGCCCCCGGGTGCCATGCTCATAACCGTTAGTGATATTATATTTTTCAAGGATTATCGAGGGGTTGAATTCCAGCCGGTCTCGAATATCCCAAACGGTAAGCGGGGTTACGCTTACAATGCCCTCTTTTTCGTCAATCTCGTTGCCGTCAAAAGCGTCGCCGTATACAACTTTGTTGTAAATGATTTCCCTGACGTTCTGTTGGGTATAACCCCACTGTTCAAGAAGGCTTTCAATGTAATTTTGAATTTCAGACTTCGCGTTTACCCGTATCGGCTGACCGCTATACTCGCACTGCACCGCCTCGTCAGCGTACAAATCAGCCGCCATTTGGATTACGGTGTCGTTTTTAATCATTAAATCAAGGTCAAGATAACGAAGCTCCCGATTTTTGAGGGTATCGCTGGTATCGATGGTTTCTCTAAGATACCAACTCCACAACTTTTGCAGGGTAGTATATTCGCCCTTCGTATCCCTTCCAATTCTGCTTTTACGTTCTTTACCGGCTTCGGGGGGAATGGGCTGCATACGGCCGTAGGAATTAACCCCGACGTTATGCAAGTTCAGTAATTTAGATAAGAAGTTCTGATTGCTTTTATCAGCCATACCTTAATAGGTACAGACTGAAAAAACCTATAATTTTTATATATTATTCTCTTGAAATTGGGCTATCCCAAACAACCTTGACATCTGCTGAGTTAATAAACGGTTCAAAACCGCCCCCAGTCATTTTTCCAAGATTTCCACAGAGGCATTGAACTTCTTGATGAACGCTATAATCATCTTCAAGTTCTATATCATATTTTTTTCCGCATTTAGGGCATGGGTTTACATATATGGCTTTCATATAAAACATTATCATTATGTTACCTCTTTTCTTCAAATTATTTGTGTTGGTTTATAATGCGAGCATTTATAATCAAAGCCGTCACAAGGAAATGGTCGGGCAATTTCATTACAGTTACTATGTCCTAAATAATTAATACATAAAAATAAATTACCTAAAGACTTAAAACCATCATTTTTTTCGTATGTTTTATTCTGTACATTTTGTACATATTGTACATATCCTATAAGATTTTTTGCTGTTTTGGGATCACATTCTATTCTAACATCAAGAAAATTGTTATTATATTCCATACGTTTAATTACTGGCTTCATATTTATTATTTTGTCACCTTGTTTCTACCACAAAATCAATAACCACAATATCTTTCGTCATTTCCAGGATTTTTCTATCATCGGCGCCCATGTGTCGCAGGTATGATAAATAATTTTCATAGTCAGTACGGAGTACCGGTATTCTGGGAGTATAATTATCCGGGGACATTTCGTTGTGCCTTCAAAAACTCAATAACCGATCCATTTACTATTATCGGCATTCCGAATTTTCCGTCACTGCCATGTTGAAAATTCTCTATCCACGCTCCGTCAGGCATTAGAATAAACTGGCAATAATCCAGTCTGTTTTTCATTCGTTCTTCTATGCAGTTTTTACCTATACAGCAGGTAGGACAGCCTCCTCCGCTCATTTTTGATTCAAAACAATCAATTTTGATTTCCACAATACCTCCAAATGTCCCATATTAGATAAAACAATCTACCCTTTCCATAACCCCTATAGAATCAATCAAACCGACCACGACAATAATTCGGGCAATCTGGATAATCTTCGCAATCCTTACATCGCATTTTAGCAGACCGTTGACGAATTTTCAATATATTAAATATATTAGTTCCTACCAAAATAAGATTTAAACCCATCACAATCCATAAAGAATTGATAATTGACCATAGAACTAACAATAATGCCGATAAACAAACAATCATGCGCGTAATTATATATCTATGATACATGAATGATAAAACAATGCCGCAAACGCCAAGTCCGAATAACAACATCGCTTTCATATTACCTTCCCTTAAACCCCTTACTAATAAGTTCTTTTTCAATTTTATCAAGGATTTTTCTAACATGCTTAATCAGTGCGTAATCATCCATAGAATAAAACACGCCCCAGATCCAAATGCCGGGGGCGTTATCCCTGCCTTGACCGTAAGACCAGTTATTTTTAACGTTTTTCGTCATCTTGATTTTGCCTTATCGTCAACACTCTCGTCATGTTCGGTATCGGTGTTGCCGGCAACAAATTCGGATTCAAGTTTTTCCTGTTCGGCGATTACCTTTTCCATATCCTCCTCGCTGTCAACTTTTTCAGTGATAACGGTTTTCTTCGCCACCATTGCCACTTGAAGCCGTTTTTTCATATCTTCGTACAGGTCTGGAGTGGCTTTCAGATACTCCATAACTTCGCCGGAACCCTGTACTTTTTTCTGCGTACCGTCAAGATTGGTAATGGTATACCATCCCGCCTTTGCTTTTTCGATAAACCCGTATTTCGCCCAGGCAGCGACATACTCATTCTCCAACTGATAGCCTTCGCCGAATATAATCGACATATCGGCGGTACGGAACGGCGTTGCCAATTTATTCTTCTGCGTTTTCAAAATACAGTGGATGCCTTTCAGACCCTCGGCATTTTTTGCCTCGCCGATCCAGTCTCCCGATTTGGTCTGTATGCGGATAGATGCGTAAAACTTTAACGCATTACCGCCGGAAGTCGTAGTCGGCACTACGCCGGTAGGACTGAAACCGCCGATTTTGGTTCGTATTTGATTGGAGAAAACTATAGTCGCGGAATCGGATTTCATTTGCGAATGAAGTTTCCTGCAAGCCTGCGACATGAGTCTGGCTTGAAGCGCCACATGAGCGTCGCCTATATCGCCGTCAATTTCCGCTTGGGGGACAAGCGCGGCAACCGAATCAACCAGAATACAGTCAACCTGCCCGGATTCAAGCAGGTCTTCCAGAATGTTGAGCGCCTGCTCGCCGCTATCGGGTTGGGAAAAAATTATTTTGCTCATATCAAGCCCGAATGATTTTGCATACACGGGATCGTATTGGTGTTCGGCATCGATAAACGCGACCACGCCGTAACGGTTCTTGTCTTCAAACCAGTGTTTCTGCACTTGGGCGGCAAGGTACGTCAGCAGGGAAGTTTTACCGCTGCTCTCAGGGCCGAAAACTTCAATCATCCTGCCCCTGGGGATTCCCTTCCCCAGAAGTTCGGTTATGGAGAACGAGTCTACCGGTATCCACTCGACAACCACCTGGCTGTCGCCGAACAGCGACAACGCTTCGGCGCCGTATTTTTTCTGCATGGTTTGAATCAGACTGTCTAACGACTTGCTTGTCTTGTCGGTTGTCTTTGTTTCTTTTTCTTTCATTATTCGTCCCCTCTATGATATAATTGGCATTTAGCATCCGGAGAATAACCGGGTATGTTGAACACGCAGCCTAAACGTTTACGACCGGTAACGCTTTCCTCCTGGTTATGATGAAGACAGTTAAAGCAACATTTAACAGGTTTGCAATATGCCTCCAATATTTGATTATCAGTAGGTTTTCTCATTATCTCCCGCCTACATCGTTCCACATAGCGCCGTAACCGCATGAAAATCGAAACCCGTGTTTTACGTTCTTTCCAAAAGTTTTAAGGTTCGGATTATCGCATAATTTAACCCTGCTGCTTTCATTTACATCAACGCCGTACTTGCACTCGGAACAAGTCACTTTATTTGTTTTACATTTCCCGCTCATACTTCACTCACCGCCTTCATTTTTTATCATACTTAGAGCTTCCAGAACATTGTATCTTTCTGTACCGACTGCGCGTTTCCACCACGTAGCCCTTTCCTCTGCGGTAATAGGTTTTCCGTCAACCGGAGACTTACAGGCATCCAGCCAATTATGGCTTGCTCGGTTTACCATTACGACATTAGCCTCCAAGTACCGCATACGGGGAAAAGCCTTTTTCCCAAAAATATGCGCCGCGTCAAGTTTTGCCTCCAGACCGTTATTTGCTTCTTTGAACCGCAGAAACTCCGTCCCGGTAAACAGGGCGGCGATTTGACAGCACCCTCTGTCGCGTTCAAAACATTTATTTCTAACAGCCGCGTCAAGGCTTTCTTCCCTGCCGTTTTCGTTTTTTTGAGAAGTTCTTTCAAGTTTACGCATATGGTTTTTATAAGCGGTTCGCAGTTGTTTTTCGTTAAGCGGCCGATTGGGTATTTTAAATACTTTCCCCGAATACAACCGGCCTGTCGCAAGATATTCCTTTTCATATTCCTCATATGTTTTCAGTTCAAAAGGGGATATCATCATACTGCTCTGAAACGGTTTCCATTCCCATATTCGGATCGCCAGCGTCGTTTTCGGTATCTACCGCCGAATCCGTACCATCATCCTCAATATCGGGGGTTTCGGCATCAACCGCGTCAGTGTCGATAGGAGCCTCGTCTTCGGACGAATCTTCATCAGCGGAGTACTGTTTGGGCTGATCATCCGTTTCATCTTTATGGTTGGGATACAGGTCGGTAAGGACAGAAATATGGGTCGGCATATTCAATACGGCGACTACCATGCCGTAACAAAAATTACGCCCCCTGTCGTTCCAGAATTCCAGCCTCCACGGATGATAAGGGCTGCCTTTAGGCGCGTAAATCCTCACTTCGCCCCAATAATTGCAAAAGCTGTCAATAAAATTGCAGATATAATTAAACTGGAAATTAATCCTGTCGCCCGACAATTTTTTGATTATGGCAAAAAGAAATTCCCTCGGATATGTTCGGATATCGTCGGAATCAATTTTCAATTCAAACAAATTCTCTTTTAAGGGCATTGCTCGCAGTAAACTTGCTGACTTATCCAAACAATCACGACTACACTTAGCCTCTTTAAGAACTATTTCGTTCTTGGTATTCTTCTCAACTTCAAAGACCGATTTTTCTTTTGAAGGAATGTAGTGGATTACAGAACCGTTAGTCGCGGCAAGATACTTTTCGCCCTCGAATTTTATCGGGTAAATATAAGGCATCCAAAAGCGGGAAGATTCGCTGCCCGTATAAACGCCCTTTGCCAAAAACGACAATTTGCTGAACATACCTCCCTTGAACTTGTCTGCTTTGGTATATACGCATTCAATTTTTTTTCCTTCTGAGGGTTCCTTACTGCCTTCGTCAAACGAAAAAATATCCATTTCAATCTCTCCTAAATATAATCATAGTCGCCCTCAATCGGGCCGCGCTTGAATTTTATCTGCCCGTCGGTATGGAACGAAGGGCCGTATATAACCGATATGCTTTTTCCGAAATAGCGATAGTAAATCTTACCGTTCTCGGTTACCGACTTGGGCGCTTCGCCCATACGGAAATCGCGCTCGATAATTTCTCCACTTTTCCTGTTTTTAAACATATAGATCACTTGTGCATTCCCCGCATAAAAAGTACCAACGCCGAATTAAACAATAAGGACATTAAAAAACACAAAGATATGACCCCTCCCATAAACATTACCCATCTGCCAGTTTCATAAAACCTTACCATAACGCTGAGTACTAATATAATGGAGACCGCGATACACAGAAGCATGAAAGCCTCAACAACAGATTCCATCATTTCCTCAATCCTCATATAAATAACTTCCGGTATAAACTTCGTCTATTCCGAAAAAAATAGGAATTTCACGCGCTTCTCCGTTATGCAGTTCTTTATGACAGTCTTTACAAAGCCATTGGATTTTAAGCGGTTCTGAATAATCAATGTGGTGCGCTTCAATTAAGTTCAAATCATTTTCACCGCAAGATACGCAAGGCTCTTTTTTCAAAGTACCGTTCAAAAGAGCCTTGCGAACCTCATACCGCGCTTTTTCTTTTAACGGATTCGCCTCGCGGTAACCGGCATAATTTTTTCTCGCCTGTTCCCTGGCTTTCCCTTTATTTTCGACTCGCCATTGTTTTCGCCACCTGGCTTTGCTTTCCCGAACCTTGTCTTTATTTGCCAGCCGCCAACGACGGGAGGCTTCGGCTTTTTTGACAAGATCGCGGTATGCCATTAGGCAAACTTTATATTAAAATCTTCGGGAACAAGCCCGAAACCGCGTTCGGGAAAGAAGTCATCGCCGGTTATCACCAAAATAAAATCCCTGTCGCAGGTTGTACAAGTGTGCTTGACAATACAACTGCCGACCGAACCGGTGAATTTTCCTTTGCATTCCTTCAACTTCAAAGAAGTTCCCCCGCACCACGGGCAATGGATTTCCCGCAAGCGGGAACTGCCCTTTATTCCGTTTTCGATTTCACCTTCTGTCATTATTCCCCTCCAATAAGGACTTCCGAGTGAATTATGAAATTTGCCTGTTAAATGTCAGAATTCTTAAAAACAGGAAGTTTCGAGAGATAAATAAGATCATCTCCCTTAAATCCCGCGTCTTCCAACAGCACCGCCGCTTTACACACGATATTACAGGCTATCGAAGTCAGCAGTTCCTCAATGCCTTTCAAACTACCGCCGGTAGATACCACGTCGTCAAGAATACAGACGTTACGCCCCCGAATAGTAACGGCATCCTTGCGGTCTAATACCATTATTTGTTCGCTTGCGGTGGTAATGCTTTTAACTTTTTGCACGATAGGATTGTTCATATACCCTTTAACGGATTTACGAATAACCACATAATTAATCTGCATTAATTGGGACAGGCTTTGAGCCAGCGGTATGGCTTTGGCTTCGGGACAAACAATAACGTCAATAATATGAACGGGCAACTTTTGATACAGCGCCTTCGCGCATTCCTCGACAAGTTTCGTGTCGCCCATCATCACAAAAGACGCTATGGATAAGTCTTCGTTGATTTTAACGATTGGCAGGTCTCGCCAAAGACCTGCCACTTCGAGAGGATGTACGCCGCTCATACCAAGCCGAACAGCCCCTTAGTCAGATTGACCAATACCCCCGCCACCAAACCCAAAAACGGATTTTTAGTCAGAGCGGTAATGCCGAAAGCGACAACACCGGCCGAAGCGTCGGCGGGGTCTTTGGCAAGAGTGCCGATTAAACCGAGATTAAGCACCAGCGTTAATTTAAATCCGATAACGGCAAGAAATCCCGCAATGGATTCGGCGGGAATGTACCTGCCCAAACGCCCAAGAACCCCCGTGATAAGCAAAACGCCGCACAAAGCCATCATAACGATACCGGCGACTATCGGCCAGGGACTCGCGGCGGTTCCGGAAATAATCGCTTCAATGGGCGCTCCCCCAAAAAGAATCGAAGGCACATCCGCTAATGAATTTATAAGCGTAAGGACGTTAAAATTCTGCGTAGTTCCCGCAATGCTTGACGTTATGCCTCCGAAAGTCAGATTAGATCCGATATTAAGACAGATAATGCCAAGACCGCCAAGTACCGCCGACATTGCGAAAGCGGGTTTTACAAATTTAAAATCAGCCCAAAACTTTTTCGTCCAGAACCTAAAGTCGTCATTCTCCTGCACCTCTACGGGAAGTTCGGCGAAAGAAATACGCCTTTTTTGAATCAACGCGAAATCGGCAATGCTTATAAACATTGAAACCGCAATCGTTAAGACTAAAGCGTTTCCGTTCAAAAAAGCGTTACCGGAATTCAAGCATACGGCATAAGCCGCCAAACCGGAAAACAAAGAAACCAGACTGGTACGCTTATCAGTTTTAATAAAATTCACAACGACCAGTGTCAGTATCAGCCCGACACCCGCCATCATGCCGCAAAGAACCGAATCGCCGGCATAGGAAGCGACCCTTCCTATTAATCCCGTCGCTCCTAAAATAATGCCGACAATAGCCGCCAACAGCAGGGCGAACACGCGCTGGTTCTGGTTTTTAATCAGCCCCGCCATACTTATTGTTTCAGCTTGCGCCGATATGGGGGTAACGCTCCCCGTAAACAGATTGCCGAACGCCCCGATAAAATACCCGAAGGCTGTCGGTTTTAATTTCATGCCGAGGTTCTTGGCAAGATACAACTGGGGTATACCGTTAATAATAACGAACACGACCGCCAGACAAAACATTAAAAAATTCATAATATCTCCTTTTTCCTATCTGCCGAGGCTGTTATAATTCGGCGTAACGATAAGCGAAGTAAGCCCGACGGGATACGAACCTGCGGGAACGACCTTACCGCTCTTGATAGCCTCTGCCGTCGCCTCGGCAATCGTGCGGCTGTTTATAATTTCCTGCTCCCGCGCCCTGACGGATATAATCGACGCCTGTATTTCCGCTTCCCTTGCGCGGGTACTCGCTTCAATAATTTTTACCTGCTGTTCTGCCTGGGCGTTGGTTCTGTCCTGAACCAAAGTTTTCTCTTTCATCACCCCGGCGGCAAGATTGTCTATCTGCTTCTGGACTTCATCGTTGTCGTACAGCACCCCGTCCCCGGGAGCCATCGCCGTAATGGTTATGCCGTATTTTTCCAAAGCCCAATCTTTCAGACTGGCAACGTCTTCGGTAAAATTTATGTCAATCCCAAGGGCGCTTTTAATCGCCGCTCTAAGATCGGATGCTTTCTTGCCTTCAAAAACTGCGGGGATATATATTTTTGACGCTACCTCGGCGTTCAATATCGGCGTTTTCACAAACAGCACCGCCAGTTGCTCCATAATCTTTGTATAGACAACCGTATTAAGGGCGGTTTCAAGCGGCTGTGCGCTTTCCTTTACATAACTGCCCCAGTCTTTTTGTTCTACGCGAGACCAGTCGATTGATTCGTCCGAAATGGGCTTAAAAGCAGACAAGTATTTGTAGGCACCCGCTTTGTCGGCAATGTAAGCGTTAATCATCATAGGGACTACAAAACCGCTCGATTCGCTTGAAGTCATTCTGATAGTGCGGGTCGTATCGCTTCTATCCCAATCAAGTCTTACCGGTGCTTGGGAGACGACAATTACTTTGGTCGTCGGCCTCCAATAGCCTTGGTAATCAAACCTGCCGGTTCTGACAAAATACCCGGGAATAACGATATCCTTTCTTTGAATATCGCTGTCGCCGGCCGAAACGCTGCCGTCTCCGGTCATGTCAACCATAAAAGCGATTTCGTTTGTCTGGATCTGAACGACACCCGGATAATTAGGCGCACGAATGCACCCCGTCCCTAACAGCGCAAATACCGCCGTCAGCGCAAACACCAATGCAATTTTTTTCACGCTTTTCCCTCCTGTGAAAAATATTTCTTTAACAGTTCCCTGTTTTTTAACAAATCTTTAACCGTGTCGATTGCGAAGTAAACCGCCAATAAAACAATCGCCACGTACAAAAAAATTCTGATAATGCTTAACAAACCCGCCGAAGCCCGTATTGCCGCCATCCCGCCGACGGTTGACGAGTTTCCCGCCATGACATCCATTGCCGCACCCGCTTCAACCCCGGCGTCATAAACCGCCAACGTCTGGCTTATTATGCTGACCCCGATAACGGCCGTAACAAGCAGGACAATAGCCAGTACCTTCCTGAAAATAAGCCATTTAAGTTTTCCGGTCATAGTTCCCTCCACTGCTCTTTGATAAGGACTTCCGAACGACGTTCGGGATTTTCAATCAATCAAATCGGAAAAGTCAGTCCATCCCTGGCTGACGCACAACAGGATAAGATAACCCATAACGTCGGCTACGTCATTCCTGCGGAGTTCTTCGCTGTTAATTATTCTTGAAAGTTTGTCGTCCAACCGAACCTTGATAGACGAACCTGCGTCCAGTTTTGAAAAAACATTTACCGGCGTAAGCGCCGAATCGCCGTAACGCTTGTTTTTCTCCAGAACCAAATCGCGGATAGATTCGGCTACCTGCCGTATTCTCCCCTGACTGCCTTGGATATTTTCAGGAATTGTTTCTTTACGCTGGTTTGCCGCCATGACGCGCCTCCTTCTTTTTCTCTTTGCTTTTCTTTTCCATTTTTGCAACACAGGCTTTGCATAAATAGTCTATCCCTCCGAACAGAGTAGGATGGGTAAACGACAATTTATGCGCTTTGTTATCGAACGGCTTCCCGCAGCCCGAACATTTGCCCGGTTTCATATTTATTCTGTTTTCTCCACAGCCTCTTTATAATCTTTGTTTATTTTTTTCATATCCTTATACCAGCAGCCGATTGAAAAACCTGTAATCAGCGCCAGTACTAAAGAATAATAAAAAAGATAACCGCTCAAATAAGCCCCCCTTCGCAGTTCTTAAACCATAAGGCTTCCACACGTTTCTTCGGCCGCTCGCAGCCTACCTCTTTTTCAACTTTGTCCCAACCTTTATAAAGTTTTTCATACAACGGGCAGGGATAGCCTGAGAGAACGACCTTTCCTTTGACCTTGTTAAGTTTCTCGGCCAACTTAACGTGTTCTTCATCGGTCATCTCGAATTCATACGCTTTCGTTTCATCCCGGGTAGAATGAACATACGGCGGGTCAACATAGAAAAGCGTATTCTCGCCGTCCCTCATGTCTATCAATTTCAGCGCATCCATATTTTCTATGTTCACGCCCTGCAATCTTGCGATAATCGTTTTCAATGCCGGAGGGTAACTCGTCCACCATTTTGTCTTTGAACTGCTAAAGCCGGTCAGTTTTGTTTCCATGTCGCCGACCGTATTCTTTGCCGCGCCGTATGTGCCGAAACTGAGATTCGCCCTGACTATCGTTCTTCTCGCCTGTTCCAGCAGATTATCGGGACAGGGTTCGTAAGCCAGTTTGAATTCATCTCTTGCATACGGCGTATTAGCGACAAGGCGGCACAATTCCTCCCCGTTGTCACGGGCCTGCCGGAACACGTTTACCATTTCGCTGTTTAGGTCGTTGTATATTTCAACTTCTGATCTGGACTTTCTCAGTAGGATCGAACCGCCGCCGCCAAACGGCTCGACATAAACCCTATGACTTGGGAAATACTGAATTATCCATTGAGCTATCATCCATTTACCGCCGTAATAATGCAGCAGAGGTCTGGTTACGCTGTCCATTTATTTCTAAGAACCTCCGAACATTATTTCATCAATAATTTTATTTCTTTTTTGTTGAATTCTTTTATTTTCCTGTTTGTGTTTTTCATTAATAGTAGTAATTACATCAAACGCCTCTAATATTATTTCTGCGTCCAATGATTTTACACTTTTCGTATCGCTTATTTTTTTAACAGAACCAGTCCATTCCAAAACCTCTATAAGGTCTTCTTTTTTTTGGGAAAACTTATTATAAAAATCTAAGGCAAACATGAAAGATTTAAGATTTCCTTGGTGATCTGTTTTCATAACATCGCCTCTAAACGCCCCCGCACGGAATCACTGACATTTTTTTCTTTGCAGAACAAAATAAATATTTCACGAATGTTAATCGCTTCCTGCGCTTCCTGTTCGTCAGATACCTTAAAATCGCCGTCGCTTATTTTATCGTCGGGATAGACGCTGCCTAAAAACGCCGGTACGGGAAGTTTATCTTTTTGATCCTCAAACCACCGTACCGCCGCTTCCTCGTTGTCATGTCCTCTCACGTCAACAACGACCGCGCCATACGGCTTTGCTTCCATATTGTTATAGGCTTCCAATAAATCATCGTTAAAATCCACTTTCAAATAATTAAAAGCGGGTTTAATTTTAACTTCCCTAACATTGAAATCATTATCAAATATCCTTAAATAGCACGGCTGGTCGGCTTCGTCCCTTCGCGTGGTCATTGCGGAACCGGGGTAATTTGCGCTCACCCTTTTATGAATATGACCGTGGCATTTTATCCCCGGCAAAAAGGAAAGGTCTGCCTGGGCAAAAAACTCCCCGCTTGTTTCATCGCCGATATGCGCGAATGTCAATGCAATATCGTCAGGCGTACAGCCGACGCTAATAAAAGGGATATGAAATTCAGGATTGCCGTATGATTCCATATTTTTGAAATTCTCAAAAGAATAAGGCACCATATGGGGCAAGAAATACATCCATTTATCTTTCCAGATAAGTTTTACAAACGGCTCTTTTATGACGCATATCTTCGGCAAACCCAACAGGCAATCAAGAGCAGACCCCGTTTCTTTTTTTACGTCGTGGTTTCCCTGCAAAATATAAACGTATTCGCAATTTTTAATTTCAGTAAGTTTTGTAAAAAAATTAACTACCAGCCCGTTTACGCGACCCGTCTCTTTTGACCGGTGGAACACGTCGCCGCCGTGGACAACAATAAAAGGCTCGGTCGCCTGTTCTTTAATAGCTTCCAACAAGGCATCTGCCATTTTTCTTGCGGCTACAAAAAACGGTTCTTCGTCGCGCCAATGAGTATCGGTAAAATAAATTAATTTCATTTTACATCCCCTATAAAAGTAATTCCGACTACTTCATACTAAACGTCGATTTCAATAAACCTTCGTCTATATTTTTCATCCATAAAGTTTCTATTCTTGCACCCGCTCTATCGGTATGTTCAATCTTCTGAGCTTTTTCCCAATCCCCGTATAATTTTTCATATAAAACACATTCATACCCTGATAAAAGAACTTTTCCTTTAACTGAATGGAGTTTCTCAGCCAATAAAATATGCTGTTTATCAGTCATTTCGTATTCATAATCACTGGCATCGCCAGTCCGAGTATGGCTCACATACGGCGGGTCAACATAGAAAAGCGTATCAGGGGAATCATATATTTCAATAATTTCTAAAGCATCTTTATTCTCAATATTTACGCACCTCAACCGCTCAACTATTTTTTTTAACGCTAAAGGATACGATACCCATTTTTCAGTCGCGCCAGAGTATCCCGTTAATTTATTCGCATCTTCTTTTTTTGTAATACGAGAAACGCCATATGTACCAAAACCGAACATTGAACGAAGAATTGTTCTTCTAGCCTGTTCCAATGGATCTGTACAAGGTTCAAAAGCAAGATTAAATTCTTCCCGCGAATACGGAGTAAGATTAACAACTCTACACAATTCTTCACCATTATTCCTTGCTTGCCGAAAAAGATTTACAATCTCGCCATTCAAATCGTTATATACTTCTTTAAATGAAGGGGTCTTTCTCAATAAAACTGATGCCCCGCCGCCATAAGGTTCAACATATTTTCTATGTTCAGGAAAATGAGAAATTATCCACGGAGCCGAACGCCATTTCCCCCCATGATATTCAAGTATTGGACGATTAACCTCTTTTACCAAAATATACCTCTAGCATACAAAGGACTTCCGGTTTACCGTCTATAAAGCTTTATATATTTTTACAACTTGAAATATTGTAATAGTTCGCCAAATGAGGGTGGTAGAATACCGACTCGCCTTCAATTTCCAACTTCTGCTTTACCGCTTCTGCCGCCCTCAGCGCTTCGGCGCAATCGTAGAATAACCGCAAGTGCCTGCCTTCGGGGAACGGGTTCGCAACCAGGATATCGCCTTCCTTTACCCTGTTCGCAAAATCCCCCAAATACCGTAAGGCGTTGTCAATGAAGCGCAGGTCGTATGCCTGGTTCTCAACATACAAATCTTTGTCTACAACAGTCATTCGTTTGAACGACCTTACAAAATCGAGCATTTCGTCAATTTCAATTTCGGAAGTCTCAAAGTTCAAAAATAAAGATTCAGCCTTCACGGTAAAATTGCCCAACGGAACATTTAGGAGCATGGCGATAATCTGCTGGATAAACGTAAACACCGGCGCGACGTAGCAAGCGAAACCGCTAATGTCCATGCCGTCGATATACACATCCATCGACAGGCAATCATTCTCTATGAAAAGATTCAGCATAGACGGCATACACGGCAATTCCTGTTTGCCGTCGGGTTTCAGCGCGGGGTCGTGCAGAATTATTTTTGCCTGATGTTCCGTTTTTAGGAATTCCACGGCGTTGCTTAATTGATCAATCCTGCCGGCCGTTTGGTTAGAGCCGATACTGCCGGCGGCGGTTCTTAATGATACCGATGTTTTTAACCCCGCCTTATACCCCCGCAATAAAGGGCCTTGCATGGTTTTCACAAACGCCTTGGTGGTTTTTTCAGGCATATAATCGTTTTTAAGCACGTCGTCGTCATTCACCCCCGCCAGGGCGCAGATGCCGTAAATAACGCCGACTGCGGGGTTTATAAGGGGCATCAGCGAAAATCTTGCCGCCGGGTTAGTCAGGCAGACGGAAACGTCAAGTATGCAGGGGTCTTTGTTTTTCTTTATTCTTTCAAGAATTCTGAGAATACACTCGTCAACAGTTTTTCCGATGAGTTGGGCTTGCATGATCTCTCCTTAAAACAAAAAGAGGGCGGTACTTTTAATACCGCCCGTCTTGTTTATTTTACTTTTATTTCTTTTTCGGTTACGTGTTTTTTGGACACGATCTGGATGATGTCGCCTTTTTCAAAGATTGTATCGGTGCCGGGCAAGCGCCAATCACGGGCAACTTCAACCAAACAGGAACGCCCGATAAGGGCTACCCGCTCGCTTTTCTTTCCCTCAGCCATGAAAGAGCCTTTGAGTTTCTTGCTCTGCGCGAGCATTTTCGCGCCTTTGGCAAAAGTGCTTTCGGCGAAGGAAGGAAGGTTCTTCTGGGCTTTCCCGCAATAATAGATTTTGTCGCCTCTTGAAACGACTACTTTCCTGCTTTCGGGAAGAATGAACGGCTGGTCTACTTCGTAGACAGGGGCGGTCACGCCGGCGTCAATATCCACTTCGGGGATAAATTCGTCATCCCCTTCGAGTTCCAAAATCGGCTCGTCGGGGTATTCGGGCGCCACATCCGGCATTTCACCAAAATCTTCGACAATCGGGTCTTCGTCAACGTACAAAGTCGGATCCAAAACTTCGGCGGGGTCTTCAAAATCCTCTTTAAGGTCTTTGTCGTCTTTGTCGTCTTCGCCGTCATCGTCCTTGCCGCCTTTTCCGTCTTTCGGCTCGTCTTTTTTGCCGCCCTTATCTTTGTCATCTTCATCGCCCTGAGCTTCTTTTTTAGCGCGGGCTTCTTTGGCATCGTCGGCGGTGAACGGCGCGGCCTTTTTGTTGCCAAAATTGTCGATGGGGGAATTTTCCTTCAAATCGGCATCGTCCTTGTCCTTGTCAGGGTCTTCTTCCTTGTCGTCGTCATCCTCGTCATCGTCGTCCTCGCCTTCGTTGAGAAGCGCGTCAAGATCGCTGTCGTCAACGCTTTCCAGGTCTTCGCCCGTGTCTTCGCCGCCGGATTCATTGATAACGTCGTCATCGGTAGTAACGATATCGCCCTCGTCGTTAATATCAGCCACTACCTCATCCTCGTCAAGAACGCTGGTCTTTACATCGGCTCCGTCACCGTCAAGAACCGAATCATTCTGAATGTCGGTTGATTCTCTTAAAGGGTTTCGCACTACCATACTTATTCTCCTTACAAATTGGTTTTAATCAAAATTGCCTTTTTTCCCATGCACTACGCAGGGATATAATTATATAAATAGGCGCGGTAAAAATTAATTGAAAATAAAAACCCCGGCAAAACCTGTTTGCCGGGGAAAGGGTATAGGTTTAACTCGCAATACGCTCAAAAAACCGTGAATCAAAGGCAAATTCAGCCACCTCACCGTCGTCATCCACCAACAAAGCGGTAAAATCATGCCTTGTCGTCTGATGACCGGAGTCCAAACCGGCAATTACTACGCTATCCAAAACGCGGTACACGTATACCGTGTCGCCCAATTTCGGAAACTTCCACCCTCCTTTCTTTTTAAGAAGAAGAGCTTCTCCTTCCTTCAAATCCTTAATAGGGATAAACGCCGCAGTTACCTCTTTTGAAGCCGGGCGCCTGTTACCCCCCCCCCGTTACCGCAGCCAAAGCCGCAAGTCCAGCAAGTTCGCTCATCATAAACAATCCTCCTAAAATATACTTATCAAGCACAAGCTTGATTTTTGCTTAAAAGCTCAGAATTATCATGAATATTGCCGATTTTTTTAATGTAATAAGTATTTTGCCTTCCCAGCGGCATTGACCTTATATCACAAGGATTCCAATCCTCGCTTTCGGAAAGATAATAGCAAGCATCAACTTCAACATAAACAACTAAATAGTTTTTCTTTTCTTTCTTACCCTCTCCACATTTTATCTGTACAATGTCATTCTCAAAAATGTGATTGTCCTTACCGTCTTTCATTCCAGTAAATTGTCCGACGGTATCGGAGATAACAATAAAACCCTGAATACGCATATCAATATCGCCGTTATGTTCTAAATCTCCATAGACCCAGACTCCGTCTTCTTTACGTTTTCCCCTGAATATGTACCTCATCTTAAATTCCTACTTTGTATTTTTCTATCCAGATACTCAATAATCTGTATCGCAACGGCAGCGACCTGTACCATTTCTTCACGTTGTTTTTCAGGTTTTTTCTCCGCGAAAGCCTCGTAGACTTCCTCAACCAGAATTGAACACCAATCCTGCTTTTCCGGATTTTTATTTTCTTCTTTCATCGTGTCAGCAAGTTCTTTGTACTGGCTGCGGTATTCCGGCACGCGCACCATAGGGAGATTTTGCTCACCATACAATTCATTTTGCCTTTTGCGTTCCGTTTTTATTTCTTCATAAATGCTTTCCATTACCTAAATCCTCCTTTTGAATAAATACTCCCTCATGCCGCCATACCGCCGTTAAATAATTTCTTAAGCTCGACAACCGTCATCTGCTGAGGTCGAGACCATACGCGTTCATTGAAATCGTTTTTATCCAAAAGGCCGTTATACAAAGTTTCTTCAAGAGTATTGCCGAACAATAAGAATTCGGCGAACACCGGCTCAACCGTGCCGATACGGTGGCTCCTTTTTACCGTCTGGTACATGACATCCTGCCTCAAAGGAAAGTCCCAATAAATGTTACGGGTTACCGCCGTCAGGTTTACCGAAGTATTAAGCGCGAAATAATTAATAATGGCTAACGGGCAGCCGCTGTACAAAAACTCCGCGCAGAAACGCCCGTTGCGCTCCGCTACGGATTCGTTTTTCTCCATTTCAGTACCGCCGTGCAATTTCATGGGCTTGTACTTCGCAAACTTTTCAGCAAGTGTGTCGATAATATAAGGATGCCCAGACCAGAGGATTACTTTTTTCTTCTGCTCCAAAATATACTTTTCAAGAAGGGAAACCGCTACTTCGTATTTTCCGTTATCTTCAATGTCCCATTTCGCGGCTTCCTTAACAATCAAATCGTTCAACTGATCAACCTTGGACAGGGAACCCCTCGACAACAGTCCAGGATCGTGTAAAGCCATACAAAGAAGCATGAACTTTGTTTTCAATTTGCTCGGATATACCGCGCCGTCAGATTCCTTCAAAGTGTAAAGAACATAGTCGGCGACAGCCCTGTACAATTCGTTCTGCTTTTTAGGGATAAGGCACCGAACCGGCCTCATAATGAGTTCGGGCAAATCAAGGTTGCCCTCCATTTTCTCCCGGGACACCAAGTAAGCCGTGCTGTCCATGAACTCTTTTACTTTGTCATCAAAGTAGTAATTTATCCCATACGCGCTGAATTTATTGCCGACATCGGCTATACGGGTAATGTACTGGTAATAATCGTCGGGAACGGCGCCTGAGTGCAGGAAATACAGTTGCGTCCACAAATCGGCGGCATACTTCGGCGCCGGAGTGCCGGTCAGAATATAGCGGTAATCAAAATAATCTTTTACACGGTAGAGTATTTTCCATGTCTTTGACTGGTGGTTCTTAAACGCCGCGCTTTCGTCGCATATAACGGCAAGTTTCGGCCCCAACTTTTCAAACGGTATATAATTCTTGACAATCCTCTTGCCCGTAAACCTATGGCCTGTTTTTTCCTTATAGTAATCGTCATAGAGCATTATCAGGTTTCGGTATGTCATAATAATGACTTTGATATTCGGGTCGTCAAACGGTCTTCGGTTGAACACGCTGCATATATAAATTTCGTCTTCTTTCAAGCCGAAAGAATTAAACCGCAGGAACTCGCATTTAAGATTCAGCACCCCTTCGGGAGGACAGAGAATTACAATCTTATTAACAGATCCTCGATAAATTAAATGATTCATTATTGTAATAACTACATAGGACTTTCCACAGCCCATCTCCCAAAACAAAGCTAACCGATTTTGTGATATACCCCTCAATATCCCCCGTCGCTGATAATCGCCCTTATACTCGGACTTTACCAAATCAGGATTAATACTGGTTCGGAAGCGTAAGAACTTGTCATTATGAGGGCCGACAAAATTTTGCTTATTGACAGTTTGTATCCAGTTCGGTACAATGATTTTAGGTTCGATTTCTTTTATCTTATTGACGCACTCTTGGGCGTTCCGTTCGTCAACCAGCCAAATCTTGTCTTCTACAAAGCCGTCTACAGTCTGTTCGTTATGCCGGAACCTGCCCCCGCAGATGCGTATGGCGTTTGCCAGTTCGTTGAATGAATTGCCATTGATGCGTACAAGCAGGCTGTTTCCCTGCCCACGAAAAAATACGGCTCCCATATATAGGACTTCCGATCTATTATCGTAAGAGCTTGTAATTAATTACTTTATGTTAAACAACAACCATCTCTCTGCCAACGTCTTAGAGGAAGCAAGCCAAAAATATCTCCTTTCCCGTTTTCATCACATTCTGATAAAACTACATTATAATGTGGAGAAATAATATAATATTTATAATAAGTTTTACATTCAGGACACTGCATACCCTTAACATTATCGGTTGCTATTTGCGAAGTAAGATAATCACAATCTTCTAACGGTACGCTGTCACATTTTGGGCAGCAAATTTGATTTTTTTCATTAAATAAACGTGACCCGTTTACTAATTCTTTATTCATACTACTATTTCGCCCTTTCATATTCTGTATAATCAAAAAAACTTTCACCACTGGTAACTGGCGGCTCGTTCTGCCTGATACTTTTAATAACCCTCGCATCAATTTTTTCAATATCGAATTTAAGCAATTTATATAGTTTCTCCAAAATCACCGGCTCGTACTTTGACACCGTTGTAACAGACCTACATTCATCAACCGATATATCCTGATAGTCAACCAGGGAGTAATTCAGCATTATTCTGCCCTTGTTGTTAAATATCTCATTCCTCCAATGATCTGATATGGGGAGACTGGGCAACTGGTAAAACAAATCGTCCACCGATTCAACTAAATCCAAAATGGAAATCACGACTTTTTTGGGAATATACTCAACCGCAGAATGGATATTGTCGCCCTCGTCGCCGCAAATGCTTTTGTAAAGGCATATATTTTTCAAACTCGGCTTAAACCCGAACTTCATTACAAAACTGTCGGCATTGATTTCCCTATACCCGCGTATGCCGTTATGCCTTTCGTAAACTATCCAATCAACGCTGTCGCTTATAGCCCGTCCCCAATCCATGTCATTCGATACCAAGCCGGTTTTTTTTTGAGGATCTGCCTGTATTATCTGAAGCAGGGGTTTTACCAAATCGTCAGCCTCGTAGTCTGGGTATTGAATAACCTGCCAATTATCGGCATAATGGGAAAGCAGCAGTTGGAGAAAATCCAGCCCCCGGTAGAAAGCCGGTTCCTGCTTGTTGCGGTTCATCTTATATTCCGGATCCAAATCTTTACGCCGAAACTCCCCAGACGAAGTATTGTCAAACAAAAAATGGAACGCCCCGTTTGAATAAAGAAAATCGCGTTCAAGGCGCTGGATCATTTTTATCGAAGTGTGTATGCCGTGCGTGGGCATCATCCCTTGTTCGGTGTCGATAGTTGTCATGCGGGTAGAAAAAAAAGCTCTATAATACAAATTAGAGCAATCGACAACTAAATCGTTATACCTCATTCTAACCTCTCAGAACATGAATTGTACGCAGTACATTTTGTTTTACAACGACTTGAAACCAACATATTATTTTATGCCACAGCCTTACCGGTTTCCATAAATCACAACTATGATACATAGAAACTTCTTTCATGCCTTTCCCGTCAGCAGAACAAAAAGGTTCAGGGGGAAAATAAGTTTCAAGACAGTTGTAACAAAATTTTCCAGGTTTCAACGACGTTTCCATTTAATTTGCTTCCTCCGTTAATTTATCAAAATAGTCATTACCGACTTCCACAAATCGTCCGTTTTCGTCCCTGACTTCCATTTTTATATTTTTCATCTGCCGTTCTACTTCGGCATCAACGTCTTTTAACATACCCATCTTCTTGGCTGTTTCCAGTTTCAGCCATTTTTGAAACTTATCCGATTCGCACAGCCTCTTAAAAGCCCTCTCGCGGTTCGCCTTCTGACTCCGCTCCTCCTGACAGGTTGCCATAGCCCCCGACTTCGGATGGTGTATGCGGCAAGCCATCTCACGCTTGTTTCTATTTTGACCACCTTTACCCTCGCCGTTATAGTACTCGACAACAAAATCACCGGCATCCTTCGACAAAGAGAATATCAATTTGTTTTCTGATTTTTCTTTACTCATTTAGTTTATTTGCCTCGCAATTATGCCTTACCACAGCAGACCCTAAATATTTTGTATCTCTATAAAAATAATCTCCGTCGCTAAACATATTAAGATGTGCTACAATTTTATTCACATACTCATCTGTCGGTTCTGCCTCAGTCTCATAACTAATAAACAATTTTTCACCAGGAATAGCATTATCTCCAAACGCATTCATAAAGTTACAAACTCTGCGATTACACTGAAATACTAAAAATTTATGCCTATAAATCATTCCTCCTCCGGATTCCAATCATCAGGTGGCGGTACAGGCGGATCGGCAATAACAATTAAATTATTCGGTCTCCAACATTTCGTTTGAAACCAACGATATTCAAGCCAAAAATATTTAACAGGCTCTTGCTTATAATTAAAATTATTTCTATCCCGAAACCTAACCCACACCAACCCATTATCAGAATACGATTTCCCTGTACGTTTCTCATACTCTGAAGGAGTTTCGTAATCAGGTATTAATTCCATTTCTCCATGACTCAAATTGAACGGGCAACACATACCGTCATCGAATAATTCTGTAGTGTCAATACCTTCGCCGATTTCAAACTTCATTCCGCATTTTTTGCAGTAATATTTGCCCATAATGCCTCTTTTCTTTATTCCGTCTTGGCTGCCATTATCTGACTGTTTTTCAGCAGATACTCATACGCCGTCGCCTCCGTATATTTCCTGTCTTCAAGCAGTTCAAGAAATTTAAGCACCGGCATATAAAGCAGTTTGTATACTGTTTTAACGCCGGTGCTTACTTCACGCAGAACCAGGGTATTATTATTCAACCCTGTACGGATAATGATATACTTGTTGCTTATTTTCTTTTTACCCGACTGCTCCATTACTTCGGTAAGCGTTTTTCCCTTATTCAAAAGGGACATCACTTCATCGGCAGGCAACGGCACGGTTTCCTCAGTAATCTTTTCCAGTTGCGGGTACAGAATATCTTCGCACTTCCCGATTACAATCCGAACATTCTCCTCCTCGGAAAGGGCGGGATCAAGTTTTATCTCCATTACGTCGCCGGGGTCTGTAAACACCCCGACATAATCAAGACCGAGGATATACGAAATATCGCACGGCGCCGAATCTGCGAAATAATGCCGCAGCCGCCGGTCAAAATCGGTTTGATTAAACAGGATTACCGATGAGACCAGCATCTACGCGCTATCCTTAATCCTCGAATAGATGATATGCGTCGAATTATCGCCGACGATTGAAAAAACAAGAGGCGGCTTTTTAAAATCAACGGCAATCTCCACAACCGCGTCTTTGGGATTGGGAAGGCACGAAAGGATATTTTTCAGCCACATGGCCGACACCCAAATCTTATTGCCTTTGAAATAGGAAGTATCGGCCGCCTCGCTATAGGGAATGTGGCGCGAAATGATATTCCCGTCCTCGGTCTTTATTTCCAAAGACGTTGCGTTGAAAATAAACTGGAGCCTCTGCTGTACGACATTGGATACGAACGGCAAAAAGAACTGTATCATATTGCTCAGAGCGTTTTTGTTCAGCCTGACGCTGTATTCGGATTGATAGTTCGCCCTAAAAGCGTCGCCGCCGATTTCTTCCGGCAGGAACAATTCGCGGTTGACGGGGAACTGCATGGTAACGTCGGTGGCGATAATCCAAATGCAGTTTTCATCAATCTTAATTTTCGGCTCATCCAGATCTTCAATGACAAGGATTTCCCACACGTTGCGAGGCAATATAAGATTGTCGTTTATATCGACTCCCGACAGGACTTCCTCGTACATCCTCAGTTTCTCGAAACCGATCATGCTGCCATTACGAACGAACACGCCGTCAAGATTTTTCGCACCGTCTGGAGAAGTGAATACGCTCGCCCGGCGAATGCAGGGAATATAATCCTTATTCAGGGCGATAGCATCGCTAAAATCAATATCAAACTTCGGAAGCTCAAAGTCGTCGGGGTCGGTGTAGGCAATCTGAAACGAATCGCCGCTTTCATGCCTAAAGACGTAGCAGTCTTTCTTGTCTTTATCCTTTTTAATTTCCACATCGAGAAGCGACACGGCCTCCGCGACCGCGATAAAACTCAAAGCGTTCACGCAGAACGGCTTCACGTTTGAATCGTAGTCGGTAACGGGCATGGTAACTTTCCCGAATCCGCGATTGGAACCGAAATAAATGCACTGCCCTTCAAAGTCCAGATACAGACTGCTGAATTGCGGATGGCTCGTATCGACAAACTTGGTAATAAGTTTGCTGTAATGCTTTAACTCTCTGACATCAATCCTCATAAATCCTCCTAATAACCTTTTTCTTCAAGTATTTTTTCCACGGTTTCCCGAACCTTCGGCTCGTAAAATTTTCTATATTCAGCTTCCTTAACTCCTTTAATCAGGAAATAAGAAAAGATAAACGCGACGATTATCGACACCACGATAAGCAAAACCCCTTTCATTACCTCATCCTTTTAGACGGCATCTCCGGCGCAACAGCCCCCTGTTTAAAGACTTCCGACAGCCTACAGAAGAAGTACGAAGATTTGAACGCCATGCCAAGATTTTTTTCAACATCGGCATAAACCGAAAATATCTGTGAAAGCCTGGGTTCCTGCTTTTCAAACTTTGCGTAATGCTCCGATTTCCAGTCAGCATCGGTAGTTTTTGTTCTGAGATATATCAAGCAGTCCATGAGAAACCGGTAAGACGAGAAAAAGAATTCCCTCGCGTCAAGTTTTTTTATTTCTTCAAAAACCTTCACGTCGCCCGTAGCCACGGAGAACATAATGTCGGCCAACTTGTTGAGGGAAATCAGCCCGAACTCGCGGCCTATATCCTCGGCGGTGTAAAACCCTCCGGCAAGGCAGCGCTCGAATATCTGAATCGACATTCGCACCGAACCCTCGGAGTTCTCCGCAATGGTAAAAAGCCCCTGTTCGACAAAAGCGTCGGGAACTTCGAGTTTCTTACGCTCGATTATATTAAAGAGGTTTGTGGCAATATCAGTAACACTAGGCGACCTGAACGTATAGAGCAGCCCCCTCGACCTTATCGACTTGTCAAATGCGTCGGGGTTCATGGTGCAAAGAATAATGTAAGTATCCAGGCGCTTCTTTTCCAAAAGTTTTAAGGTAATGCCCTTGCTTGTTTTTGAAAGTTCCTGAGCTTCGTCAATAATCATTACAGTTTTGCCACCGAACAGAGAAGCAGAACCGGCGGTATCTTCCAGTTCCAGCACCTGCTCTTTCGACATCCTGCTCGCATCAAAAAACGACGTATTCCTGCCGTACCTTTCAGACAGGATAGCCTTGCTTTCAGGGCTTTCAGGATTGGGATCGCAATGGGTAGCTTTTTTAATCGGCTGCGGGTCGTTTATTAAGGCGGCCACAATGTTGGCAAGCGTTGTTTTGCCGGTGCCTGATTCCCCGGCGAAAATCATTACCGAAGGAAAATCGCCGGTAAGCGACCTTTTCTTAAATTCGTTAATTATTCCTTTTTGGCCGCATATTTCGTCCAAAGAGAACGGCCTGTCGTTAATCGCAATCATTTTTATTTTTTCTCCGCTCGATCATTGATTTTTATTTGAATAAAATTAGTTAAATTATCCAAACCTATACTTATCATAACAAACATTAAACCTATCAAAGCGAGAGGCCACAATACGCACAACGGTTTTAATAATTCAAAATCTGAATTAAAAATATACACATTGCCTATCAAACTGATTCCTATATAGACAATCGAACCAATAAACAAATAACCTAAAATAGAAAAAATAATTATCATCATTCCGCTACCTCTTTTAGTAATTCCGCAAGAGCGTTTTCATGGTATTTAACATTTTTTTCTGCCGATATTTCAGACATAGTTAGTCTCAGACCTTCATTCTTTTTTAAATTCCCCTTAGTCCTGCGTTCCAAATTATCTGCGATAACCTTTTTAAGACGGCTTTTTGCGGCACTTAATAATCTACGTTCTCTTTTTATTTGCTCTTTAACATCAATCATTTTTTACCTCAAAACGATATCGACCTTTAACAAAACAAACCCTAAACTTTGTTAATTGCTGACCCGCCTTTTTACTATTGTCTGGATAAAAAATACTCCAAATAGTACCGTCATCATTAGGCTTCAAAATATACGGTTCGGAACTGCACCAGTACTTACCGATACATTCCGTAATCTTTTCAAGACTTGACGCGGAGCCTATTAACCGATATTCTTTGCTCATAATAATTTAAAATCCTTTGTCATCTCATCAATGACTTCCGCATCCCACGGGCCGATTGCTATACAAGTTATTGTCGGTTCATTAAAAACGGTAGTACCGTTATCTTTAATTAATTTATAAGGTATTCCTTGAACTTTAGCCTTTTCTTCTAATACAAACAAATCGTCAACAGTTTGACATTTCAGTACAATCTTGGCAAAATCTCCCGAAAGCCATTCATGTACCGGCAACGGAACATCCATTTCATAATGATACACGCCCCCACTATCAGTTCCATAGCCACGAGTGTTACTCATAAAAGTCAAAATCGCTCCCATAGAAGCGTGGGCGACTTGGGCCGCCGTCTTACCTTTCGGCATATTCAAATCGTTACGAACAATTATTGATTGCTTATATTTATACACGCCCATACCTACACCCCTGAATATTTATAATTCAAGCCAATAAATCTTTTATTTTATTAACTGCCGAATTTCCATAATTGTTTCTTAAAACATCAGCCATCGATTCTCCATTGTCTTCATAATCCCCAAACTGCTCATGGAGCCAATCGTCAAATTTCCCCATGTCGATAATCGGCTTTTTCATAATCATCATCAGCATACCATCAAGATAAGGATTAAGAGATATTCCAAACGTGTCATGGAAAAATTTATGAGCATTAACAAGCGTCATTATTCATCCACCTTTACACGGTTATTCCATGCGGCGACTGCTTCCTCTTTTGTTTTATAATGCCCACTACTGGATTTACATTTCTGACAAAAAACCCAATGAGTATCAAACGATGTATCACGAGTAACTATTACATTATCCCCATCCCCACCGCAAAACGGGCAGGACTTTAATTCTTTATTATCCGTCATTTTCCAACCTCAAAAGCCTGTCAAGTTCGGCGGCGATTAACGCACCCGCTTTTTCAAGTTCGCGGATGCGGTTATCTGGCGTAGGTTTCCACCATTGACTTTCCCAGGGCCATAACATTTTAACAAAGTCAATATTTATGGCATTTTTCCATAAATGGAAATCTCTTTCTGGCAAAGCATAACAAGCGGCGGCATATGCTAATGCTCCGGTGCCAAAATTATCATCATGCTTCGCCGTCCAGCCTTCTTCCTCAATCTGTCGTTGCCGTTCTGCGGCTATAAGTTCGACCCCTGTCATAATTATCCTCGTTTATCCTTCGCTTATTCTTTCAAGTGCAAAGATATAACAAGCTGATCTTTTATAACTCCGGTAAGCACTGTCCTAAATGCTTCTTCCGCAGTTCGTTGATTTGTCCAAGGGTCTGCAACACACTTTTTCGCACTGTCCACCGCCAAGTCATGCAAATCAATGCCGCGCAATTCTTTTTCTACGGTTTCCTTGATTGCCTGCATTGTCCATTCTTTGATATCCTCACGGGTTATACCCAATTCATTGACCATGAAATTGCGGAATATTTTATATTTGTTATCACTCATTTTAATCTCCCTCTGCCCGACCGGAGGCGCAGGAGACGGCGCTGCCGGTCTTTTATCTATAGGTCTCGGCTGCGGCTGTTTCCTGTTATCACCCATAATAAATCTCCTAAAATACGGCATACTTCAAAGTACCCCCGGTATGCCAGCGGAAGGAGGCGCGTGAACAATCGCGCTGGTACTTTAAGCAACCAACTTGGAAAATACTTTATTGATCCTCTGGCTGTCGGTTATGAACTTTGCCGAATGGGGGCTTTCAAGCGAAGCGGAATTCGTAAACAGGTTGTACACGTCCCACAACTGCGTATCGTCAACGACATTGACGGACGTGCTGATATATTCGGGCTTCAAGTCGGGTTCTTCAAGAAGCACGGCCTTTAGCGGCGGTTCTTTTTTGCCTTCGATTTCTTTGGTGATTTCGACTTTGCCGTCTTTTTCTAGGGCGGCAAGAACCCTCTTGCGGAGGGAAAGGGAGAACGCCTTTACGGAGAATATGTCCTTGTACCGTTCGGAAAGCGACACCTTATCCAAGTCGCGGTACATCGCGGAGATATTTTCCAAATCGTCCAGCACCTTCGCAATCTGGGCGCTGATGCCGGTCTGCTGCAAACGCGACCAGTTATGGCAGTTCATTCTAAAACCCGAAACGCCCCCCGCCTGAACAATCGCTCCGTTGGAGCATACAAACCGGTACGTGCCGACATGGAGTTCCAGCGCCGGCCGCCAGCCGTTGTAACTCGCCCTCATAATGAGCATGGGCGAAATGCTCTTGCCGTCGGGCGCGTTGACCTCGACACCGAGCATATACTGTTGGAAAAGCGCCTTCGACTTTGTTTCGATTTCCGAGCGGAAAAGTTTGTAATCAACATCCACCGCGTCAAGTTGGGTATTAACCCAATCCATCGCGTCAGGATAGGGAATGAACGGACGGTTGGCGTTGACCTCGCCCAAGCGGGTAAAATCCTTATCGCCCGGCATTTTGCAGGAAATCAATTTAAACTTTGAAGACAACCCGTTTTCGTCGGAGTGCAGATCTTCCCGCTTCACCTCGAAAGCGCACTTAGCCTTTTCCTCGGCGAAATCCAGTTCTTTAACATCAGACCATGACAATATCGACATAGCATACCTCCACATTTTACAAGCCCTTCTCCAGGGAAAGGCACAATTCCTTATACTAAAGACTTCCGATTAAGAACCGGATAAGCTCAAAGAAGGGTTGGATTTTTTAGAGAACAAACCAACATCGTCTATCAAAAACTCGTTAAAAGGCCGGGAATTCCCGATAGCCTGAATAAGTTCCTGCCTCGTGCCGTCCCCGGGGTCTTTACCGGGGATAACGGCTACCCTGAAATCGCCGGGATAGAATTCTTCAAACGCCTTTATCGGCTTCCTGCCAGCTTCGTCATCGTCAATAAACAAAATAATATCGTCGAACTCTTTAAGCATTTCTTTTTGGCGTTCTCTCATGTTTATGCCGAACGTGCAAGTAACATTCGCGGTCACCCACTGCCATATTTTATGAACATCCATAACGCCCTCAACCACAATAAGGGTTTCGTTCATATTCAAATTATCACGGTTAAAAATAAAATCTACGGAAGTATCTATCGGGTATAAAACTTTTTTCGACTGTTCCCGCGTATAATCCCTGCCTTCAACAGCCTTTACAAGCCCTTCGTCTTTATACGGTATTACAAGCCGCTCGCTCCAGGGAACGCCGTTGACCCTGCCGTTTACCAGCGCTTTGAATTCAAACACGTCGATAAAACTGTCTTCAATGCTTCTGGAATCGCAGTATTCCTTCGCCTTCGGAACATCGCACACGGGCAAGAGTTCGCCGTCAATGTCAACAAGCGTGTCCTGGCTTAAACTTTGGGATTTATTCTTCTGCCGGTTTTGCAGAACCTTTATCGCCACGTCATGCTGAGGATTGAACATCGTCAGCGACAGGCTTAATTTGCCGTCCCATTCGGCATTCGTTAAATCTTTGTAAAAATGCGGGAACGACCGTTCCGTCGCGCAGGAAAAACATTTGAAATATCCGTTATCTTTGTAAATAACCGCCGAAGGGTTTCGGTCGTCGTGGTACGGGCATTTTAACTGGAGATATTTACCGGCAACCCTGTACTTTACGCCTGAAGCATGGAGAAGCATTTTAATTTCTTCAAGTTCAGGGTTGCGGTACATTCTTAATGTTTATTTTCCGGCATATCCAGTTTGCCGGCGCCCTTGCCGCTCGGCGCTTTCACGTCCTTGGGCGTAACATGGTCTTCAATAACTTCGAGACGGCCTTCGTCATACCAGCCGGAACCGTTGTCATCTTTCTTGTTTTTGTCGTCTACCTTAGCCATAAGGCAGACGGTGTTACAGCCGTAAAGATGAACGGCAACGGCAGTCGCAACGCCCACAAACTCCGTAACCTTGTCACGGCACAACTTTCCGAGAAGCGAACAATCAACCTCCCGAACGTCCTTTTTCTTACCGACACTCATTTTCTTCTCCTTCCAAAAAATATAAGCAACCCGCAGGGTCTTGCTTTATAAATCAGTCCTTACGGCTTTCAATTTTCTTGAAACCTTGGACAAGCCGGATTCAATATCGCTCAAATCGAATTTTTTAAATAATTTTTCGACATCGCAAACCGCATCTTTAACCGTTTTTCTGAAAGTCTCGATTTCTTCTGAAAAATTCTTAATTGTTTGCTCGGCATCATCGATAACATCGTTGAAATCTTCCTTGGCCTCGTCTATGCTTTCTATAATTTTCATTTCGTCAAGGAAATCGTTATACTCGCGGTTGATGACTTCCAAAATAAAATCTTCAAGTTCGCTTTTATCAATTTTGTGTTTTTTCGCAAAGCACTCCGTTTCGTACATATTCAAACTGTTAATCCGATTTATCTTATCCATGCACAGGCTCCTTATACGAACATTCGACAGTCCCAGACCAGCCGCCGCGTTTTGTATTGGTTGTTTTGCGGTTGAACTGGCATTTTCCGCATACGACCGAACCTACCTTTACGGGCTTGTCAGCTCCGCAACCGTAAGGGCAGGAAGTACTTAAACCGTATTTATTCCTTCTGTAAGAAATTATCCTGTTGTAGGGAATTACCGTGCTTTTCATAACTTTGCGGGGGGGGGGTAATTGGGTTACTCATCCTTTTTATCACCCTTTTCGCCGGAGATTTTTTCTTCCAAGACTTCCCCATCCGCATAATCGGAGACGTTAATACGTGTTTCTTCAACCGGCTTGACAAGTCTTGAATGGCTGTTCAAATCAGGACGGAATTCGACATGCTCCGCGACTATCAGAATTTTTGACTGCGGTTTTCCGTCTTCGCCGTTGAAGCGATCCTGCCGAAGCCTGCCGACTACGCGAAGCCCTTGACCTTTTTTCCCTCTGCCATGACAGGATTCTCCCATTTTACCCCAGACTTCTACGGTGAAAAAAGAAACTTCTCTTTCAATAACGTCTCCGATTCTAAAATAACGGTTCGAGGCTACCCTTAATTCACAGACAGAATTGCCTTTCGGAGTGGTGCGAATTTGCGGGTCTCTTACTAAATTACCCTCGATTAGGACACTATTCAAATTGTTCATTCCACATCTCCCATTTCAAATACCAACGGGCATTCCTTACGGCACTGCTCGTACAAAGGTATCATCAGCCTCCGCATATCGGGATGGGCCGCCTTGCTGATAGCCCTCAGCCTGAATATGTGCCGCCATTCCCTAAAGTTCGCTTTAACGACAATCTCCGTTTTTACGCAGTTTGGAAGTACTGATCTGGCCATTTGTGGCGTCCAGTTATTTGTCTTTAACAAATGGAGATAAAACTCTTCTGCATTACGACAACTTTCCTCCCATACCCCGCCGCTCGGAAGATCACCGCCAGGCTGAATAAACGTTAATTCATTGCCGAATTTATCCTGACTGTAATTGCAGTACCTTGTGCTTTCCTGCACGAAGGAACAAAGCCGGTGCCTTACAATTTCATGGGTAATTCCGCGATCCGTAACAAGCCTCACCGTCATGGAACCGAATTCAATAACTGCTTCGTGACCGCGCCCGATAATCATTTTTATAAACTTCTCATAACTGTCAAGGGTCATATGATCTTCGCTTTTATACGCGGTACGGCCGGCTTCTTCAATAAGCCGGCATTCATTACGCCATTCTTCTTCCGTGGCAGGAAACAGTATTTTATGGCTTTGCTTGACAATCTTCATAATTTAACTCCCTTTGCTATCTAAATAATAACTTCCGGCTCTCGCCCTTAATTTTCAATTTATTTGATTAAATCCCAACGTACAGGACGAAGCCGGCAACCGGGTATCCATATTTTTTTCGGTGCATCATATACCTGAATTTTTTGTATTCCTCATATGCGGGTTTTGATAATTTATACCATGACGATTTTGAAATACTGTCTTGTTCCAAAACCTCCCTGTATAAATTTGGATAGTGTTTTTTCGCCATTCTATGAATATCGTCGTTGAATATTATTTGCACCGAACAAGTTTTTTTCTCTTTCATGCAGCAACCCCTCCCGTAAACGTGAGAACTTGGGCGCCGAATTCGTTTTCAAGAAGTTCCCGCGTCTGCTCCTTATGGCTTACAATCAAAATTTGATCAAACAGTTTCAGACTGTCGCCGACGGTCTGATAAAACAGCATGGAATTCTTTTGGCTCGCGGCTGAATCCACTTCGTCCATCATTAAAGTTCGATTGTTTTGTACCCTGGACAAAGCCCATTTCCACGCCAAAGAAAATATGGATTTCTCGTACCCCGATGCCATGCCAGCGTCCATGCCTTTCGGCCCGTAAACCATGCGCAGGGCGTTTTTCTTGTCTTCCAGTTTCACGGTATACCGGCCGCTGTAGGTTTTACGCAGGAAGTCGTTCATCGACGTTTCCAAATCCTTGACGATTTTCGATATAACAAAAACAGGGAATTCGTTTTTAAGTATTTTAACGCAGGATTCCAATTCAGCGACCTCACGGGACACTTCCTGCAATTCAGTATCGAGACGTTTTATTTCCGTTTCATCGGTCTTCTTTTGCTTTGCGGTTTGTTCGTTCTGCTTAATAGCGGTTTCGCGCTCAGTCCTTACATCCTGATAATTGTCAATTTTCGATTTATTTTCTTTTGCAAGGGCTTGAACCTTCTCCAGTTTCCCCGCAGGATTTTCCACGGTAACAGCCTTCGCTTTATTCAACAAATCTTCTGTCTTGGCAAGGGAATTTCTTTTTTCTTCCAACAGGCTTTCCAGAATGGCAATTTCAGACTTTCCGGCTTCCGTCAGTTTTTTAAGATTTTCCGTTTCGCCGGAAAGCGCCGATTTCAAAGACTCCACCGAAGCCCTAGTCTCGCGCAAGTCGGATTCATAATTTTGCGCCATCAATTCCCGCTCATGGATAAGTTTTGTTTTTCGGTCTTTATTTTCCTGATTGGTTTTGCTCAACTGGTTTATGCGTTCAGCCTCTTTTTCCAATACAAGTATGGACGCATATAACTCATTTTCCCTAACCGCATATTTATCCAGTTCCTTCTTCCGTTCCGCAACGGCAGCCTCGTCCTGGGGAAGTTTCTGACCGCAGGTCGGGCATACGTCGGAAACGGACAGTTCTTTTATTTTTCCCTTCACCACGCCCAATTCGGTTTTCGCTTTATTAAACGAATCCTGATCAAATTCAGGAACCCGCACAATTTTAATTTCGGCTATCTGCGCATCTTTGGCGGCAAGGCAGGTTGTTTTATTTGCCTCAATCAATTTTATTTCTTTTTCACCGGAATCAATCTCGATTTCCAACAGTACCGTTCGCTTTTTGCTTTCCAACGGCAGGGACTCCAGCGATTTCTTTTTTTCTTCGACCTGTTTACCGCACTGGTCTATTTCTTTTCTTGTTTTGTCTGCCTGAACGGTCAAATCGCCGACGGTCTTTATCGCGGTTTCATACTGCTCTTGCTCGGCTTTTAATTTTCCGATCTGCTCCATATTGGCAGAATACGCCGCCTGTAGCGCGTCGTATTCTTTTTCAGTCATAGGCAGTTCGGGAACGGGGGCATCTTCATATTTCTTACTGCGCAAAATATTCAACTGCGTATTCAGCGCTGTTGTTTTTTTGCCGAGGGCGGCAAGGCTGTCGGCGATATTCTGCTGTTGGTTCTTGAATTCCAAATCGTATATCCGTTTCAGGTATTCCCGGCGGTCTGCCGGTTTAACGGTAACGACATCGATCTGCTGTTCAAGCGAAAGCATCGCCGCTTTAATGAGTTCCTGATCGAATATCTTTTTAAGGTAATCCTTCGCTTCCTGACCGACGCGCACGTTATCGGGTGCCGACTTGTCAATAATCTGGCGTTCGGCTGTTTTAGAGCGCACGTTATATTTCACGGTAACGTTGTACTGACGGCCTAAATGCTCGAAGTCAATATTTATTTCAAATTCATCGGCGTTCCAGTTTACATAATCGACCAGGGAACCTTCATAGGAATCAAACAAGGCAAGGACAATCGCCTTGAATACGGTTGATTTTCCGTTTCCGTTCTCCCCGGAAAGAATAAAAATGCCCTTCCCGAACCGGCGGTCAAAACTGCTGATACAGCCGAAGTTTTTGAGTTTGATATTATTAATTATCATTGAGTTTTACTCCCTGCCACATTGATTTAATATCATCGGGCTTTACGTTCATTTCAGAAAAAATATTGGAGAGAGCAATCGAAGAAAGGCTGGAACGGGGGCGGCGGCTAGAAGACTCTAATTGAATTCTGTCAAACGTATATTCGGTCAACAGTTCAAGCGCCCTTTTATGCAAATCGCGGTGCAGCAGGGCAACCTTATAATCTTTGGTATAACGTTCAAGAACGTTAAATGATGCTTCGGTTATGAAATCATCCTCCGGCTTTTTAATAATACGAAGAAGCCGTCTTTGCAATTTTGTTTTTAATTCTTCCAATTCTTTCATTTTCTTTTCATACGGCGGTATCAAGCCCTCAATAACAAATCTTTTTAATTCGCTATCAAGCGGGTGTCCTTCCGGCACTTTGTCGGCTACTTCGTAAAAAATCGCAAACGCCAGATCTTTCGCCTCTTTATCAAAATCAATAGATGCGATGCCGTACAAATCGTAAGTGTCGCGCTGCTTTTTGTCAGACAGAATTTCAAACGCTTTCTTAATTTCGACAAAGACCTTGGAATCGCCGCTCTCTTTGTTGTCAGGATGATACTTCTTGGATAATACGCGGAAAGCGTTTTTTATCTGCTCCTTGGTGGCGGTTTCGTCTATTCCCAAAGTCTTATACGGGTTCATATATAGGACTTCCGGCTTTTACTTGTGAAAGCTCAAGCAGTTTTTCTTTTTCTTGATTTTTTAGCCAAAGTTTTCACGTATTCTTCCCGCTCGAATTCGGCGCACTCAGCCGCGATTTTAATTATCTCGCTATCCGACAGACCGCTGAAATCACAGCACGGAAAACAAGATCTGTACCCTGTACTGGATATCGCTTCCCCGTAAAAATCAAAATGAGGCATGGTAGGCGTAATATAATGAAAACGCACTTTAACGGCAGCGCCGTCTTTTAATGAAATATCGAAATTCAATTCAGAACTTCCCGCCCTCGGAAGCGGTTCCGGCTGAAACAATTCTGTTTGAAAATTATCACGCATAGTTTAACCTTACAAAGAATCGCTTGAAACAGTATTTATTTCATTAGCAATTATTTCCGCAATCATCATTTCAATTTCATCGTTAAATCTTACCTGCGCGTTGCGTATCATATTTATCTTCTCCCTGTTGCTATATCCTGTATGATTATAGGCAGTTTCTATTTCTTTCGCTCTTTCGACTATATACATTGCCCCTCCAACCCCTTTCGGGGTACTGGTTTCTAAACAGGCGTTCCCTGTATCCACCGCGATCCCACCTTCACGCTGCCGTCTGAGGGAACAGACTCCCGGATACCCATCCTGTACCATTGCCGCAGGCCAGCTACGGTTGGTTTTCCCTTTACCCCAAGTGGATTTGAACCACTAACCCGCAGATCCAAAATCTGCTGCTCTACCGATTGAGCTACAGGGTATTAAACAGCATTAGTAGAGACATGGATAAAAGGCGGGAGTCGAACCCGCTCTGGAGACTCTGGGTTTACACGCCATTGTGTACTGTCCCGATACGCCTTCCCGTGCTTCCGTTACACTACAATCCTCCAACCCGTCTTTCCGGGTCGCCAATGGATAATTTATACTTACCGCAACCTCGCGGGCCGTACATTAAGGACTTCCGACTCTTTATAGAAAAAGCTCAAAATTATTCGGTTACTATTTGGGCATCGTCGGCTTTTGCCAACTGCTCCAGACGAACCATAGTACGCTCGATCTTCTGCAAATCTTCGGCGCTGTATTTGCTGTAAGCCTTTTTGATTTCGTCGTCTTTGTCGGGCGGCCTGCTGACATCCTGGAATATCGACGGCGCGTTCGGAACCGGCTTGAATATCGACAAAATGCTTTCTGCGGCGATATTGCTTTCGTGGCTCAAAGCGCGGTATAAAGTCATAAGGTCTTCAAAATTCATGCCGCCCGCTTCAAGTTGGGTTTGGAACTGCTGGTATACCAACTCTTGAAGGTCGTCTTTTTTCTTGATAATGCCAACCCTGTCTTTGAAAAATTGCAGAAGATTTTGTTTCAAATCTTCATACGGGTCTAAACCTGCAATCCGTAACGCATCATTTTTCAGATGACGGTCTTCCAGCGCCCCCGCTAATTTTCTCGCCTCGTCCTGTACTTCAGCCATTGTTTTATCCTCCCTCGAAACAGCCTGTAGTTTCTGAGCAAAATCATTATCCATGTTTTTTATTCTTCTGCTTATTGCGATTGAATTAAATTCAAACGGCACCAGTTCGTGTATTTCAGCCCAATCCTTATCCTCGATTTTTTTGTAATAATAGCAAAGCGTTAAAATAATCGCTTCCTTCAAATCAAGGCTTGACGGAAACCTTATAGTCCTGCCGCTTAACAGATGGGTAAGCCTGATAAAATTTTCCAGACCGAGAAGCCGGTATATATCGCTCACGTCGGCTATGTTGGCCGACGACTGGAATACAATACTCAGTATTTGAAACAGCGGGTCTTTCTGCGCTTCCGGCTTCGCCTTAAAAATATCCCTGAGTTGCTGTTCGTACAAAGTATTGGGCGATTCAAAAAAATCTCCAGCCATTTACGCCGCCTCGGATAAACTTTGCAGACGCTGGTAAATAACCAGTTCCCCTTTTTCCACAAAATCCCTGACTTCGTTACCGGCTATTTCATAGAAGCCGTTCATTGCCCTGTCATTGCGGATAACCAGTTTGTTGTGCAGCCCAATAAGGTAAAGAATTGCCGTCGCTTCGCTTCTGGTATTTTCTTTAATGATGGATGCCGTTTTTTCAACCAGCCCGCACAGTTCGGCGCCAAGGTCTCTTTCAATTTTATGGTCATGCTCGAACTTATTATTAATAGTAAGCGTTTCCTCTACAAGATCGCCGTCGTCATTCAGTCTCGCTTCTATCTTGCTTATCGTTTCACCAAATTCGGTATCGTCGCCGATGATGTACTGCATGGAATACGTCTGGTCGTTCTCCTTGTCGCTGTATGCCTCGTTTTTGCACAAACGCTTTAAGTAACCGCCGAAACTGATCTTCATGCGGTGGTCGGGCGTTTTCATAATAACCTCGATAAGCCTGGTAGCGGCATCGTTGGCTTTTTCCTGCAAATTGCCCTGCGACAAGCAGGCTTTCCCTTTGAGCAGCATTTTAATTAGGTTTTCCGCATACTCGACCATGACGGGGAACATCTTGCCACCGAGGATTCGCGTACTGCCGGTCTTTTCAAAATCGGCGATAAATTCGTCCTGTAATTTGAAAAGTTTATATTCGATTGGCGGTTTTGAATAATATTTATCCCCACAACCAGGACATACTTCCGGAGCGAGACCTCTCTCCCATTCTACTTTTATACCGCAGCATTCGGTTTTCTCAATACGAAAAATTATTTTACCGTTATCAATTATTTTTTCCGACAATTTTTTGTCCCCACCAAAAAATTAATCCTGCGATTGATCAGAACTTCAGGTCTGAATGATACCAGATCCCGCAGGTTATACGCAAATCCTTGCTTAATATATTCTTCAAGTTGAGCTTTCGTTATGCTTTTCTGTTCAAGATTAAAAATGAATTCCGGATCAAAAACAAAAAAATAATAACTTTTTCTCGATACCCAAATCCCCAGAATAATGCCGGTTTCCTTGTTCAAAGATTTTAATTTAAGCAGATTGGCAAACTGGTGTTCTTCAACCCGCGCTTTTGAAAAACAGGCTATTTTATTTTTTATTAATTTGGATTCATAAAAAAAGGCGAACCCCGGGAAGGCGGCAAAACCGTCAAACGGCCGCTTGCCGGCAAACTCGGTGTCCCTGAATACGGGGTCTGGTATTTTATAAGCAAAGCCCCCCGCATTCGTAAACAGGTTTACTAAATCGGTATTGAACTTTCTTTCATCCATACACCTAAATAGGCGGGGTTCCAAAACGCCCGTTATGACATTTTTTATATATTTGTAAGCGCAATCAGGAAAATAATTGCGTCTGGCATAAGCCCTGGCGTATTTTCTTTATTCGCAAGTTGGCAAGTTTGACATATTTGGGATTGATTTCAATGCCCACATAGCCACGCCCTTCTTTTAAGGCGACCGCCGCCGTCGTGCCGCTGCCCAAAAACGGGTCTAAAACTATACCGCCTTTCCTGCTTCCCGCCATAATGCAGGGGCGAATCAGATCGGGAGGAAACACCGCGAAATGAGCGCCTTTGTAGGGCTTTGTCGTTACCGTCCATACATCCCTTCGATTGCGCGTTACGACAGGTTCTGTACGACCCCCCCCCGCGTGTTCTTGTTTTCTGCGCCCGCTGTTCACCCTCATCACTCCCTTACTTCCCCTCGGCGGGTTCGGGTCTCCATTAACGGCGGGTTCCTTTACGGCATCGTTGTCAAAATAATAACGCGGCGACTTGCTCAGAAGAAAAATGTATTCATGGGCTTTCGTACACCGATCGGTTACGCTTTCGGGCATGGAATTGGTTTTATGCCATATAATATCCTGCCTCAAATACCATCCGTCGGCACGAAGGGCGAAAGCCAGCATCCACGGAACGCCGATAAGGTCTTTCGACTTGCAATTAGGTGTTTTGACTTTAGTGGTTGCGACAGCGCCGAGCATACCCTTACTCGTTCCCTGTTTGTATTTTTTCGCGTTTTCAGGATACGCCGCGCCGCCTTTGCCGCTTCCGGCATAACTGTCGGCTATGACTATCCACAAAGTGCCGTCATCCCGAAGAACGCGCTTTACTTCACGGAAAACTTCAACCAATTTGGCAATATACTCGTCGGGCGTTTCTTCAAGCCCTATCTGGCCGTTTATACCGTAGTCTCGCAGGCCAAAATAAGGCGGCGACGTAACGCACGTATCGATTATGCCGTCAGGCAGCGTCTTTAATCCTTGCAATACGTCCGATGTAATTATTTCCTGCATAACCCGTCACTTTTTTTCTTCTGCCTTTACTTCTGGCCTGTCGTCTTTGGGGCATTTCAATAATATGCTTTGTTCCCAGTCAATGCCGAATTTCCGGCACATCATAGGACGGTGTTCATACACCTTGCAGAATGTTTTGCCATCTTCGCCGGTTCCCATAAACGGGCATATCATATCCTTCGGGTTCATATTGTCTACGCCGTGGCTTGCTTTCTTTACGATAGACCTGACAAAATACGCGGTATGCCCCTCAACTTTTTGTTTTACGAAAGTAACATGGAGTTTATGCGCGATTCGCATAACGGCCTTATATTCGCTTTTTTCCCAAGGCACAAGACCGCAGCACCGACCGCATCGTTTACAGACAAATTCAGCCATTTTCTATATTCCTTTTTTCCTTATTCCTTTTTTCCTTGTATTTTCTTATCTTTTCCAGCATCGGTCTCGCTTCGTCTTCGGGTAATTGGGAGATGAGCCATTCATCAAGCGGTTTGCCCAACAACCATTCCGGCACGAGACCGGCGGGTATCATATTACGAGCTTCTTTACTTTTTCGTTTCACCCGACCAACATCCCATACCGTTAAATTTTTTTACTTGCCAACCGCAGGAACATTTATCTTTAGCCGTACCGTTCCCGCCTCGGTCACATTCAGAACAGGCAGTCCATTTCATACCGTTTTTATCCGTGTAACTATGTTTTTTTCCGCTCATACTAAATAACTTCCGGTCTGCGGTTGGCGATATCGAATGTATTCGCGTTTTTTACCAGTTCTTTGAGATATTGCGGATATTTTTTCTTTGTCAGTTTGTGATTAACAAGCCATAACTCAAACGCCGCGTAATGGAGGTATCGCCGGGCATCTTTTATCGCTTCAAATGACAGGTTCTCCAGGGCGAACGCATAGCGTTCTTTGGCGGCGATTACGTCACGGAACCTTCGTTTGCAGTTTCTTTGGTTTGTCTGGTCTTTGGCAAAGGAAGATGAAACCTCCGTTTTCCCGGAGAGGTCTCTCATTAAAGAATCTATTTCGTCTTGGGATAATTGCTCTGCAAAAGCCGCCATAATAAAAAAGGCGGGATTTTACCCGCCTTCGTTACGGGCCGCCAGACTCCGCTATCCAGCGGCCGCCGGCTAAATCATCACATAATAAATATCGTCATTTTTTGTTCCGACGCTTTAGAGCAGCCCGAAACGGGCATCACCTCCTGCGTCGAAAAAACGCCAACGGTATTCGGGGTAGCGATAACACAACTGCCGCCTATAATCGCGTCGGGCAGCGTATATTCGCTTAAAACGGTATAAATTATAATTCCCTCATAATTGACAACCGCTTCACGGCTGGCAATATCCGCAAAAACGGCGCCGGTTTCAAAAAGACCCGGGCCGTTGTTATGAACCGGCAGCGCGAAAGCGAAAACGGCTCCCATTACCAATCCCATCAAAAGCAGAATCAGCAATTTCTTCATGCAGACCTCCATCTGTTTAAGATACATAAATAGGCATATTTGTTTTCGCCCTGTGTATAAGGACTTTCAGTTAGGGCGAAGAATTTGCTTCTTTTATTTTCTTAATCCTAGCTTTCGCCCAACGGATAAAAAGTTCGGCCTGAAATTCGTATTTTTTAAGGATAGGAGGGCTTTTCCCGCCCTTAGAATTGTTTTCGGCGCTTTTTACGGCAAGTTCTACGCCCGTATTCCAATCCACGCTGTTTTGTTTTTCCGAGGGGCTGACCGCCGACCACCCGAACGATTCGTCATCGACCAGTATAACCATAACGCCCAAACGTTTCCCGCGATTTTCCTGACGGAAAACCGTGCCGTTAATTACTTTTTTACGCCCGGGGTAGCCTTCCCGTATGTAGCGTATCAAAACTTTATTAGGATCAAAATTCATTGCGCCCTCCAATTTGCTTTATACAAAGGACTTCCGCTCGGAGGAACTCGTTTATTCTTTTACAGCAATGATATTGTTCAATACGGCGATAATTTTTGATATTTCCGCAAGTTTGCGTTCTTTCTCAATTTTTTCAAGGACGGCAGAAAGTTTTATGATACGGGATTCCTTGATAAACTCGGAAAACGTCATATCGTTTTCCAGGGAAGGGTCTGGGTTTGTCTCGTATACAAAAACCGCATCGCCGCCGAAATAAGATTCAAGTTTTTTGAAAGTTGACACCACGGCGGTAAGTTTTTCAGTTTTTTCGATTGTTTTCCTGCCGACGGCGACCGTATGAGGGGGTAGGAAAACATCGTCTTTCAGTTCCGTGCCGGAACTTATGAAAGAGAACTCGCCAATCTTACACCGCCTTCCCAGTATAGCCTTTTTTTGAATAACGGAGTGCCTGCCGATGGAGACATCGGGGGCGACAATTACACCGTTTTCAACGACGGTATGCGTGCCGATAGACGAGCCTTTGCCGAAAAAACAATATTCCCCAATCGTTACGGCATCTTCAATGTAGCAGTCTTTTTCAAAAACCGTATTTTTGCCGACGTATATTCTATGAATGAGAAGCTTCTGGAAAATATCTTTTTCTTCCGTTCCGGTTGGAACCCATTGCGGCGGGGATTTTTTATTCGGCTTGCTATCCGCAGTTTCCAAAACGTAAATCATCGGTTTTTTCATTATCGGCAAGAACTGTAAAAAAATCTATGCTTCGCGCCGCCGCCCTTTCCTAAATTTTAATTATTAAATTTAAAGACAGATCTAAAATAAATTTATTTTAAAACAGAAGCTATAATTTATTTTTTTAATCTATACTATGAGGAAACGGTGAAGTGTACACACCTAGCCCATAGGATGAACCGTTTTTTCGACGTTCATCGCTCTGAGCAGGCGTGCCAGAGGTTCCATGAGTCTAACGGAGCCGTGCGACACTGGTTACCCGTTGTGCGGGATTTACTTGCTTTGGCGATTGAGCAGACCCAACGCTTTCATCCCTCGCCCACTTTGGCCGGTAACCATCCAAACCTTTGCCAAGACCATCCCAAGCAGGGTATCCCGGTGTGGTCTTTTAAGCCGAACTGCACCCACGGGGGCTAGACCTTCGATGCAGAACGCGGGATTTCTCCCGTTATCCCTGAGAAATGGGATAAACTTATACTAATGATTTCCGGGTGAATCAGACTCGTGATAGATATTTGGGAAAAAATTTTTATTTTTTTTCTGTGTTAGCTGCAATTCTACCAACCTTCCTAAAAAGTTTCACGGGAAACCGGAAGTTATTAGTATGGGCGAAACATCAAATAAAATTCAAGTGCTGAAGAACGACGGGCAGGATTTTGAGTGGTATCCGACTACCCCCGAAATTATGAAAGCTATGAAAGATGATTTATGGAAGTATCTTCAAAGCCATGAAAGGGATTATGATGCCCGAAGAAAAGAAAACATTGAAATACGCACCGATTCCGAATATGTCGGAAAGCGGGAAAAAATAACGCATAGGCTGGAGATTGGCTCATTTTTGGATATCGGCGCCGGCGACGGGCGCGTCCTCGATTTGTTTGACGCAGACAAAAAATACGGCATTGAAATCGCAAGGGCGCAGGCAGACGACCTTATTCGCAGGGGCATTTTTATAATCGGGCGAAATTATTGGGACGTGTCATTATGCGAACAGTATTTTTCCCTTATATACAGCAACCCTCCCTTTTCGCAGTTTGAGCGTTGGGTAAATAAGATTCTTGTCGATTGTAATTTTTGCGTTCTTTACCTTGTAATGCCGGTGCGCTGGCAAAACAAAGAAGAAATTATGAGGGAAATGAAACGCTATGAAGCGACCATTGTCGGCGAATTTGATTTTTCAAATGCCGACAGGGAAGCGCGTGGAAGGGTAAATCTTGTTCGTGTAAACGCGCCGTGGGAAAAAATTGAAGACGGCGAAGGCGGGAAACGCAGGTATGAGTATTACCAGCAGACAGTCGAAGATGCCTTTGAACGTTTTGTAAAAGAACAAATTGCCGACTTTGAAGAAAAGCCGGATTTAAGTTGGGAGGAAGAACGAGAACAGGGGCTTGCCCTGAAACAAACGCCTATTGACCAACTTATATCTGATTATGACCGTGAAAGGGAAAATCTTGGCAGCGCGTTTAAGGCTATTGGAAAACTTGACCCGCAGATTATAAAACTTCTGGGGCAGGATAAGAAATCCATGCTGGAAATAATAAAAAAATCCATTGAAGGATTGAAATCAAAATATTGGAGAGCGGCTTTTGGCAAACTTGAACCGGTGCGTAAACGGATGACGCATGAAACCCGCAGAAGAATATTTCAGAACATTGAAGAATTCCGCACTCTCGATTTTAACGCCGATAACGTTTATTCGATTGTAATTTGGATTATCAATAATTCCAATATCGGCATACTAGATCAGATTGGCGAAGTTTTTGACAAGATGACAACGCCCGAATATATAGAGGCTTACGTGTCAAACAAACACTGGGTAAAGAGCGATTGGCGAAATGCTAAGGATGCCAGGGATAATTGGAGATACAGTAAACTGCCGTCGCGTTGGAAATTGGGGCTTGATTACCGCATTGTTGTTCAGGCTCATAACCAACACACATACGATTCAATGGGCAGATATACTGTTGTTGATGATTTTATTGTTATCTGCGGTAATCTCGGATTTCCTATCGCTGATAGAGAACCGAGATATGACATACATCAATCTGAGCAAAGATTTTTTACCGAAGACGGTGAATTGGCGTTTACAATGAGATATTATACCGGCAACCATAACGCGCATTTAAAAATAAACAAAAAACTTTTAATGAAATTCAACATTGAAGTTGCGAAAATACGCAAATGGATGTCTGCTCCTGACGATGTTGTTGAAGAATACTCTGTTCCGAAAGATGAAGCGGTCAGGTTGTGGAACAGCGGTATTGCCCTTTTGGGAAATAATGATGTAAATATGCTGGAATACAAGGGTGAAACTAAATGATGACAGAATTTGAATATAGTTCCATGACGCTTGAAGAATTGGAATTCTATCTTCCGATAACCGTTCAGCGTAGCGAAAAGAGAGAAAGGCTTTGTTCTGATTGCAAACAAAGTTTTGCGGAAGTAACGGTTAATTACGAACAGCGTCTTTTTCGGTCGGATGATTACGGCATTCATGGTTTGTCCAACCAGAGAAAAAAACGCTGGTATGAAATATCGTATATTAAAGCGTTTTCTGATATACCGTTGTTTAGAACGGAGCGGTATTATAATTTTAAGGACGCTTTGATAGAAGCCCATAAAAGGCTTGACGAAATGGGGTTAAAGTCAAGGGAGGATTACAAAAATGCTTCTGAGGGGTAAATACTGCGAAGCGGTTATTCATACCGATTTTGTGGAAAACGAGGCGATCTCTCAGATTATCAATATATTGAACCAGCCCATGATGGAGGGCGTAAAAGTCAGAATTATGCCTGACGTTCATGCCGGAGCTGGCATCTGTATCGGGTATACCGCCACGCTGAATGATTATGTCGTGCCTAACTTTATCGGCGTTGATATCGGCTGCGGTTTGACGGGTTTACCGTTGGGGAAACTGACTTCCGACCAGATTAATTTTCAGGGGTTGGATGATCATATCCGGAAAACTATCCCGTCGGGAACCAGCGTTCATCAAAAAGTATTGACTGACAGGATACACGGAGTATTTGACGGCGCTAAAATTATTAATGACCATTTTCTTGATTTTTCGGAATTCTGTAATTTTTTAGTCGATACCTGCAAAGAAATAGGGATTGATTACGGCAGGGTGTTAGCGGCTATCGGGTCTTTAGGCGGCGGCAATCATTTTATTTCCATTGACCGGGGGGCTGAGGGGGATTGCTATTTGGTGGTTCATTCAGGTTCGAGAAATTTTGGTAAATGCGTTGCCGAGTATTATCAGAAAAAAGCGGCAAAAGGACAAAAGAGTACCGGCCTTGAATACCTCGAAGGTATCAACAAAGATCGTTATTTGGCATGGATGGAATTCGCTCAGATGTACGCCGCCTTAAACCAGCGCGTGATTATTGATCTTATCGGTGATTTTTTTTCCGTTTCCCGCGATGATAATATGCTGATTGAGTCTGTTCACAATTATATCAGTTTCAAGGATAAGATAATACGGAAAGGCGCCATTTCAGCAAACGATGGCGAAATGATAATGATACCGCTTTCTATGGCTGACGGCATTTTGTATTGCCAGGGTAAAGGAAATTCTGAATGGAATTGTTCTGCCCCGCACGGCGCGGGCCGATTGATGTCAAGATCGAAGGCGAAGCAGTCAATATCTTTGGACGACTACCGCAGGCGCATGGAGGAAGCCGGCGTATGGAGTTCGTGCGTAGGAACCGAAACGCTTGACGAATCCCCGCAGGCTTATAAAGACCCGGAGATGATTTCAGAAGCGGTTGGGGACACGGCAGAAATAATCGACCATTGGAAAGAAATTTATAATTTTAAGGCGGCATGATTATGACCAAAAATTTGTATCGCGGAAAACCGGTAGCCGGGACTGTTTCCGAGCCTTGGGTATACGGCGCTTATTACAGACACGAGCCTCCCCTTATTGCTTTCGGAGAACAGAAGGAAAAAATTAAGCCGTTTATTGTCAGAACGGCGTTTGCCGACTGGAATATGCCGAGGCAAGCCGAGCATGTTCCAATCGTGGAAGGAAGCCAGGGGCAGTTTACAGGACTTTTTGCGGTTGAAAGCCATCGCGGAGAAAAAGAGGAAGATTTGATGATCTTCGAGGGCGATATTCTTGATTTTGAAGACAACCATAAAACCCGTTTGGTAATTTTTGATCAAGGCAGTTTTCAAGTACTTTGGAGCGGTGGTTTTTCGCCGTTAAGGTATACGCTTACACGCGATAACCTCTCTCTGAGGGCAAAAATTATCGGAGATAAAACTTATAATTTTGATTTAATTAAAGGCATCAAACTGTATGAAAGTTTTCTCGGAACGACTTAAATTAGCGCGGCAGTTACGGCATATGACACAATCGGAGTTGGAGAAAAAGGCGGGGATATTCCGCACTTCGGTTGCCCAGTTTGAATTGGGAAGCCGGGCGCCGTCGTTGAATTCGTTCGCAAAATTGGCTAAGGCTTTGAATGTAAGCGCAGACTACTTTCTCGGCATTAGCGACGTTCCCGAAGCCGTTACGTCGCATACCGTAATGGCGAAGGCGATCAATACACTGTCTCTTAACGATCTTGAAATTATGGAAGGACTGGTAGATATTCTGCTGAAGCGTAACGCGGGGCGTGTTATCTGATAAAATGTTATGGAAAATGTTTTCTGTAATTCATTATGCGGTAAGGAATTACGGCTTATTTGTCATTCAAAATGTTTGGTAAAATGTAAAAAAATGTCCTAGCAACCGGAGGCAATCCCGATGGTTGAGCGTATGAGACATACGCCCGGCGGCAGCCAATCCCGCCCCTCTGCTGGACATTATAAATATCTCATAAAAATACGATTGTGTCAAGCCCTATTTTTATATGTTGGTGTTTCAGGAATCGCAGTCAAATGACTGGCTTGAAAAAGCTATCGCCCAGAGCATTGCAAACGGCTCTATGGAAATTGTATGGAATCCCGATAAAGCGGCCATAAACCCGAAACTCAGGAAGGAACTCGATAAGTATATGAAAAACGCCAAAAAGAAACCCTAGCCAGGGCGCAGATTGATTACCTTCTTTATCCTGTTGAAATCCTGTTCCGTAAATTCCTTTTTGACGCCCTCTACGATAAAAGTATACGGGAACGCCGGCCGCTTGGTTCTTTTTGAAAAAAGGGCGTGCCTCCCTGGATTGCCGTCTGCGTCTGGATATTCGGCATAATATGTGCCGTGCTGGTAAACGATTGAAAATCCGTCAAATTCAAAAGATTTCGATAATTCCACTTCTGGGGCGCTGCCGAATACGGGGTCGTCTGGATTGTACGGTATGCCGTTTTTATCCCCTGTTATGAGTTCGCTCCAATCCTCGTAAAATTTGCGTTTTTCATGTTCCGAAAAGGTTTTGGGCATTATCTTATATTATCGGCTAAACTGCGGTTTTTTGCTATTGACAATTCAAATACCAGCTTTTAATCTTGAAACATGAGAAAGGTATTGTTTGTTGCGTTTATTTTAACCAGGTTTTGGGCGTTCGGGCAAAGCGAGGACAGTTTCGCTATTTTGCAGGGCAAAGACGGCGGTATAACCGTTACCGGCTACACCGGCTCCCAAAAGGAAATTGTAATCCCTGAGAAGATAAGCGGTCTGCCGGTAACCATAATCGGGAAGAACGCTTTCAGCAATAAAAGTTTGACAAAGGTTTCTATTCCCCGCACTGTCACAATGGTTGACGAAAGGGCTTTTGCCGGTAACGCGATTACCGAAGTAACTATTGCTAACGGCGTAAAAGTAATTTGGAACGAGGCGTTTGCCGACAACCAGATAAAAAGCATAACGCTTCCAAACTCCATAACCGACGTGGGCGGTTCGGCTTTCCGCAATAATAAAATTACATCGGTCGTATGGCCGGCTAGTCTGGATTTTGTGCGTATCGGCGTATTCCAGAATAATCCTGTAGAGACCGTTACCTTCGGCGGCGCCAAAACAATATCCGACAGGTCGTTTGAGGGTTCCGATATTTCATCTATTACCATAGCCAAGGATGTTTTAATTAATATCGAATCGGGGCTGGACAGGTCGTTTATCAATTTTTACAATAGCAACGGAAAACGTGCAGGCACCTACATCAAAAACAACCGCATTTGGTCGGCAAAGTAATTTTATAATTTTCCCATTTTAATTTATTTTCTCTTTATAAAAAGCGCTTCCAAGTCGGAAGTACTTAGTATAACCTTTGCCTATTTCAACGGAGGGCTTATGAGTTACGAAGATGAAGATGATGACGATTTTGATAATGCCGGCTGTTATTACAAGGACGAGGATCTGGAAGATGAGGACTTTGACGATGAAGATGAGGATGATGACAGCGAGGATGACTTCGATGAAGACGACTTTGACGAGGACGATGAGGACGACAGCGACTATGATGAAGACGAATATGACGATGATGATTCCGAGGATTATGACGGGTAGATTTAAGGCTTATGCCTGAAAATAAAATTAATGTTTGGAGGATTTTTTATGGAAGGAACGCTTGAAACCTGCAAAATGAGCAGAACCAGAATGAACGTTTCCACTACGGCCAAAGGTCTGGTTCAGTGGGAAGTTACCGCCGAGTACGAAAGCCCTGAAGAAGCGGCGAAAGCCCTGTCCGAGGCTATCGACAAAGTTCGGGAAGTAATCAAAGGCAAAGGGTTGACCGAAGCCAGTGCCGCCGCTTAAACCGAATTTCAAAAAAAGAAAAGCCCTGCGGCGTGCAGGGCTTTTTTAATGCTCATTTTTTGCTGACGGCTTATTTCTTTTTTGCCGTTGTTTTCTTTGCTGCGGTTTTTTTGGCTGCGGGCTTTTTAGCCGCAGGTTTCTTTTCGGCGGTTTTCTTTGCTGCTGGCATTTAATCTCTCCTTTTAATAAAAGATGTTATTATTATCGGCTTATTATTTGAATTTATTTAATAGGGACTATGCTGTGGGAAGATTTGATAAGACGGAACTGTCTAAAGGGAAGGATTTTGTCAATCCTTCTACGATATTCAATGCCACTTTTTTTCCTTCGTCGTTGAGGTTTTCCGCTGCGTAGGCAATTTGAATCGATATACTTGAAATTTTTGACATATTTCGATCTTTCCCGTCTATGAAGTATTCCATAGATATGCCGAGATAGTTGCATATGTCATAAGCCTCTTTAATGTTAGGAAGTGTATCGTTCTGTACTTGTTTGTTGAGGGTTTGCTGTATTATGCCTACGTTTCTGGCTAATTCTGTTAGAGTTATCTTTCTTTTTTTAATTTCGTCATCTATTCGTTGCCAACATTCAAGCATATCTTCGTATTTTTTACTCGGTTTTTCAGCTTTTTTGGGCATAATTCATTTTCGACTGGTTTCAAAAAAAATACAACTTTTTTCGTAAAAGCTCTTGACAGATACAACCGATGTTGTATATAATGAGATATATACAACGAAAGTTGTATGGCATTGAATGGCTTAAAAGGGCTGGAAGACTTTTAAGCCGGTTAAACGGCGGCTCCGAGGCGTCTTCCAGCGCTAAGGAGCATTTTTTATGGGAATCGCAGGAAGCCGCAGGCTGCCTGAAATTATATTCCAATGAGGTGTGTGAAATGGAAAAGGTAGGATCAAACCAAGTAGCCCAAAGTCAGCCAGAGACTGAATTCTCCATTGTGTGCCGCGCCAAAAACGGCGACCAGGACGCTGTTGAATGGATATGGCGCAAGTACAGGAAACTCATGGTCGGCATGATCGGCAAGTACTGGTGGTATCACCGACTTTCCGAAGGGGAAATGGAAAGCGAAGCAACTATGGCTATGCTACACAAACTTGAGATATTTAAGCCTGAGAGGGTTAAGAAATCTCCCGAAGAATGGGAGTTTAAGTATATGCTTATCAACGCGGCGTACCATTGCCGGAGCCGTCTCAAAACGGCGGCAAAAAGGAAACAAGAAGAAGACGGCGAATCTTTTGAGGAAATCGAGGAGTATTCGCATGATAGAACAATGTTGAAGGATATGGTTGTAAACAACGAACACCAATATTATGTTTATAACCCCGAAGACATTGCAATCCGCAGCATGGACGAAACGCCGGAAGAAAAAGCGGAGCGCTTAATGTCAATGTTGACGCCAATTCAAAAAACGTTGCTTGAACTCCGCAGGAAAGAAATGACGGTACAGGAAATAGCGGATCACATGGGTTGGGGTTTTACCAAAGTACGCAAACAGATTGTACAGGCCCGCGAACTCGCGCATGTCGTTTTCGGGGTGTAGTTATGAACGGAAAAAAAGCCGCAATCTTTCATATAGACCTTGACGGTTTGGGGTGTGCCGTTCTCGAAAAACTTTATCACAAACAACTTGGTTTTGATGAAGTTTATTACCTTGATTACGGGTGGGAAGAAGATTTGGAAGTGGTCGGCAAACTGTCGCAGTATGCGGAATTGGTGTTTGCCGATATGTCGTGTTCCGAAATGCAATTTGACTGGTGGAAGACGACGGAAATGGCGGTTACTATTTATGACCACCACGAATCCGCAAAACCGCTTCAAGACAAGCCTGGTTGTACTATCGATGAAACAAGATGTGGTACTAAAATATTTTGGGACGAGTATGTACTTCCGCGCATTGGGCGCTACCGCCCTATTGTAAAAGATTTTATTGATTTAGTTCAAACGTATGATCTTTGGCAACTGGATGATCCGTTATGGCCGAAGGCGCTTGATTTGAACAGGGTACTGTACAAATACGCCTGTTGGAATGCGGCTGAATTTGAAAACAAGCACGAACGCTTTTTCAACTCCATACTGCGAAAACTTATTAATGACAAAGAATTTTTATTCAACTCAACCGAACTGCGGTATATTGCGGAAAGCAAAGAGAAAGAGGAAGAAGCGTACCAGAGGGCTTTAAGCACTTTGAAGATACGGAAAGACCACTGGGGCAGAACGTTCGGCGTGTTTTTGGCATGGGGGAAAATATCCATAGTCGCAAGCCGTCTGCTGTATGAAACGCCGGGGATGCCGAAATTTGACTATGTTATTGCCGTGCAAGATTACAACAAAGAATACGGCAAACTTAGTATTCGCGCAAGGCGGGGCGGTGATTTTTATTGTACGGATTTGGGGCTGTTTAACGGCCACGTCGAAGCCTCCGGCTGCACTTTAACTCCCGATCAGGCTTTGCGCCTATATAATCAGGATGTTTGTTTTCGATACAAAAGGGAAATCAAAAATGAGGAAGACATTTTTATCGAAAGCGCAGCTGCCTGAACGTATGGAGGCTAGTTTATGAAATTTAATACAAGTCCGATACCCAAGAGGGTTTTTAAGGGTATCTTTGAAATTATCGAGTATGTTAGGGAACTGACCGGCGAAAACGATCTTTCCGGTATACCAGATCGCATAAATCTTAAAGCAATTTCCATCGACCTTAAAGAATCGTGGGTTATTTTCTCGGCCTGTGCTGATGATAAAATGCCGGTTTATATTCAAACTCTCGTAAAAAATAATAACGTCGTTCAGGGGTCTGTTCATTGCGGTAACGAAGGCGCGGAGCCGGTAAAAGGCGGGTTTTCGTTTGATATTTTTATAGATTTGTTCCGCGATGTTCGGCGAATTGAAGAATTCGTTGATACCGTTAAAGGTGCCGACGGCAGTGATATCCGGCAGGTTGTGATTGCGGTATATTTGAATAACGAAGATATGCGGATTACGATATTGAAAGAGGGAGAAGTAAAGGATGCTCCGGTAATCGAAGCGCCTGTTCAACCTGAAAATCCTGTCATTGAAGAAACGCCCGACGAATCAGAAACTAATTCTGATAATTCAGATGATGAAAATGAAGATGACGAAAATCCCGCATGGCCGTAAAACAAGGATTACAAATTAACTGTATTTTCTTAATATACAGTCTATCCATTCCGGTATTTCCTGCGGTAATTTGAATCTTTGCATTATCTCGGAAAAAGGTACTTGAAATAATTTTTGTTTTTGATTGCTGGTTAATGCGGTAAGAGTAAATAAAAAAGTAGTCCATTGCTTGTATTGGATGGGATTTTCCTGTTTTGCCAAAGCGTCAGTATATTCGTCTACAATATTTCTTATATTGATTCCCCACTGTTTTGTTTGAATTTTTTTAATTTTATTTTCAGCGAATAAACCGATAATAATATATTTTCCTTCTTTGTACTGATAAGGTCTGAGGTCAAAAGAATCTTTTCTGTACCGTTTGTGGTAATTTGGCAGGGTGTGGTCTGATATTCGTATGGTGTATGTTTTGTTTTTAATACTGAATAAAATATACTTGGAATCCGATGAAGCGGTTTTGCTTTTCTTTACGGTACATATTACCGCGTATTTGTTTATAATGTCAACAAGGAATTTTGCCAGTTTGTCAATTTTCGATTTTCCGAGTTGTGCGGAATTGTTTATAGGCTTCATATACCGGCTTAACTCCAAAATGCAGATTTAGTTTCGGGAACGTCTCCTCTTTTACCCATCCGGCTTTGCTGAATTCGTGTGAAATTTTCAGCCTTATGTGGGCATCAGTCACGTATATGAAAGTTTTCCATTGGAATAACGGCGCCTTGATTTCGTACTCGTCAATGTATTGAGCTTTCAAAGTAGCAAGTTTTACGCCTGTTTCTTCGTAGAATTCCCTCCATGCCGTGTGCAGCGCGTTTTCTTTCGGTTCCGCACTCCCGCCTGGGAAAGTCCATAATCCTTTGCCCGGGTGGTATGCTCGTTTTCCAAGGAAAACGCTGAATGCCCCTTTGGGTTCTTCGCGGAATAACGCTATTCCCGCACCCTTATAGCCGATGCGTTCATAAAAAGATTGTAGTTCCTCATTAAATAGGATCATGCGTATTATTTAGGACTTCCGGTATTGTTTTGGGAGTTGCCGTAAGGTGTGTTTTTCGAATTCATTTACTTACCACCATTTAAAAACAAAATGTCCGATAGCCCAAAAACCGCCCGTTACAGCTACAGTACCCACGCCAGTCCAGGTCATTGTTGAATTATCCGTCATAATGCCCTGTGTTATTAAAGGAACCCCTACGCCGAAGCCCACGCTGCCGAAAGCAAAACTGATAGCCGATCCACGCCGGGCTTTTGACACTTCCTGCCGGAGCAGGATAATGTTCGCTTCCGCAAGTTTAGCCTTCTGAAAAATCGAATTGTTCTCGTCAAGCAATGCCAGCGCCCCTTCTTCGGAGTCTTGGATACGTTCAAGGGCGCAGGCCAAGTTCCATTCTAAGTTGTCGATTATCCTCTTTAATTCCTGCAACGAGTTCATCAATGCGGTATTGTCTTCTCTCAAGCCTCTCGATAATGTCTGTAGTGTCGTCCACTGTGTTTTCAAACTTTGCAAGTCGGTCATCTGATCGTTGAGCAATTTCAGCAATTCGTCCTCGTTCGGTTCGGAGTTCTCTTGCGTCGTCAACGGCTGATTCGACGTTTCTTCGGAGTTCAGCATTATTGTTCTGTAACTTAACAATGGTATCCCGTTGAGATTCCACAAGTTCAACCAATTCGCTTCCCCCGGCTTCGTCAACAACGGATCGAAGGGCGACGTATTTATTGTAAAAACAGATTCCGGCAACGGTTCCGCCGACAGCCCATGCAAGCAGAACAGCCAGAACAATAAACTTAAAACGGTTAATTTTGGCTTGGCTGGTTTCATTCATAACCCATCCTTATTTTTTGAATCCGGCAGCCGCGCTTACGATTCCTTTTATGTCTTCCCAAGTCGTGAAAAATAAAAGGATTATGCACGATACTAAAAAAGCAATGCACGGTATGAACATTGGAATAAAAACTTTCCAATCGATAGAAGCGGCCGCGTTTACGGCGGCAGCCGCTTCAGTAGCCGGTGTTTCAACCGGAGTAACGGCTTTCAGAATGATAATCAGCGCGAAAACAGCCGCGCCGATAGCCGACAGCAGGCAAAGCGCCGCCGCTAACCGCCTCATTGACAACGGCCCGGGAGTTCCGTCTTCTTTATTCGCTTCTCTTAAAAAACTAAACATTTAAAGCCTCCAATAATTTGTTTACCCGTTCTTTAAATTCCGTAAAGAGGGCGGGATTATTTGTCCAAAGCCGGGGGCAGTCTTTCCACCCCACAATTTCATGGTGGGTGGTTAAAGCGTCTGCCGGCAGTTTGTTCCGGTGCAGAATGTCGGCGGCAAGTTCTGCGGCGGCTTGCAAAGTCGCTTCGCTGAAATCGCCGGGGTTGTTGTTGAGATGGCTCATTTCGATTCCGATGGAGAAAAAGTTCGGCGTTATCCAGTATCCGTTCGGCGTTTTTCCGGCAAACGCTTCGGGCCCAAGCAGCGCCCTTGCCTTATCGGTGTATATCCGTCCCGATGCGGGATCGGCTTGTGATGATCCGACATGGTAGCCGATTTCGTTCTCAGGTAGCGTCTGCATGACGGTTCCGTCGGTGCCGATCACGTAGTGGGCAGATCCTATCGCTTGTTCGCTTTCCCACCAACTTCTTGTATTAACCGGTTTCTGGTTTGGCGCCGCCAGCCAGTGCATGACAATCATTTTCAATTTGATTATCTTTTCGCCGGGGCGGTTTTTCTTTCCCAAGGTAAGTAAGTTTTCAGTTATGTTCATCTTTGCCTTCTCCTTCTCTTTTGTAAAATTTGTCGCCTGTCAGTTCAAAAAGGATGTTGTCTATTTTCGCTTTCGCGTTAATGGCGGGTTCTCTGTATTTTTCAATGTTGTAAAACATATTTCTTATAAGATTTATATGTTCATATAATTCTTTGAGGTCAGAAATTAGTTTTTCAGTTTCGTAGGTCATTGTTATTTTCCTTAAAGAACCGCTATATTACCAACGGGCATTGTTGAAAGATCAGCTTTTATTACGCCCTGCATTATTCTTTCTGTCTCTGAAATAAATAGGGAATTTTGAATTAAAAACTTAAATTGCGGGGTCGCGCCTATTTATTCGGAGATATAAGTGGCCAAAATACCGTCAGTCGGAGCCGTTAAAGATTACGTCAAAAATTTCACCGCAAAACTACGGGCATTCCGAAAATGGGATAAAGATTTCCAATATGAGCCTGATGACCCTACTTATTACAGGGGGAAATTCTACTACGCGAATCCCGACAACCCGCCTGATAAAGGGCAAGACCCTGAAAGCTTTATAGACCGTTGGAATTTAATGACCGGCGGGGGTGAAGGCGGCGCGGTTCAGACGATACGCCGCAGGATAAAGGTTGCGCGTCCGGGGGTTAAGGTTCTGAACATTAAAAACGATCTTAACCTTTCCGAAAGCCTTCAATACCGCATTACTCCCGTGCTTGCTTCAAACTATCAGTATTTCCGGCATATTTTCGTGGAACGGCGCGGGGATGATTTGTGGATTTATCTGTATTCGGATACCGAGCCGTACACTTATCCCCGCATTGGCTATCTTTACGGTTCCACCGTCGGAACCAATGTAAAAATCGGGAGCAAACTGGTAGGCACTTTTTACCTCGGCAGGGTTCGCCCCGTTGAGGAAATCCCGCCTCCGTTGGAAACAGAACTGGTGGTCGGCGCGGAACTTATAGTCGGCCAGTTTATTGTCGGTTATGTTCCTGAACCTGAAAAAAATATTGTGATGGTCGGCGATCTTATCGTCGGGCTGTTTATTGTCGGTCAGAAAATGCAGGAGGAGGAAGATGTCGAGGAAGAAACGCCCGACGAGGAACTCCCGGGCATTTTTATAGATTTATTTATCCAGAGGGAGGTTTAACTGTGGTAGGTATTCCGCAAACTATCAACACGAAGCAGGATTGGCTCAATACGTTTAATTACGTCGCCGCCGATGCTTTGAACGTTGATAAGAAAAAACAATTTGTTTCTTCGCTGAAAGCTCTTAAAAGTACCGGTTCCATGCTCGTACTGAAATCAGGCGCGGCGAAAAAAGATCCGGAGGATCAGACCCCAGAAGATTTTGAATCGGTCATAGACCCGAATTCTTCTTTGGCTAGGTCTGGTCTCACCATTGCCGACATTGACGCGATGATCGCCCAGTTGTCATAAAAAGGAGAGTTACAATGCTTCAAAGATTTATTCTGGACAATGTAAGCCGCGCCGACGATGCTTTGTTCAGTAACATGCTGAATTATTCTGTCAAGGACAGCGTTATCCTTGCCAAGAAAAATCCGTTCAGTTATACGCAAAACGTTTTGCTGGTAAAGGCGAGCAATATTTTAACGCTGAAAAACAGCCTTTGGAAAAGTTATATTCTGACCGACGATGTGGAACTGACGGTCGCCAATTTAGACCAAGGCTCCACTTTCCAAGTCGGGAAGGATTATTACGTTTACCTGGTTGACGACGGCAATACGAACGGTAAATTCCTTATCAGCCTTAACAGCACGTTCCCGCAGGGTTATACCGCAGAGAACACCCGGAAAATCGGCGGTTTCCATTACGGGCATATTCGTGCGGTTTCTTCTGACTGGGTGCCGGTTGATCCTTCCGGTGTGAAATACGGCACCGGTAGCAACGGCTGGCAGAAAAACGTTACCGTCGGCATTGTGCCGAACAGCGTGTGGGATCTGAATAACCGTCCCAAATGCGCCCCCGAAGGCATGGTCAAGGTCGGGAACCTGTGGCTCGATATTTATATAGCGAGCGCCGAGGAAGCCATTGCCGTGGAAGGCGATGCGACCCTTGGGGCGGTTACGACCGGCAAACTTCAATCCAAATACGGCCAGATCCCCGTCACCGGTACTGAAAAATTGACGTGGTATTCTTTCCAGGAACTCGCCGCAAGAGTCGGAAAGCGTCTCCCCTCCTATGGAGAGTGGATCGGTGCGGCTTTCGGAAATCCCGGCGGTCAGGATGCCGCCGATGATTACGGCTGGACGAAAACAGCCAACACAGCCCGCGCCAGAACGGGTTGTCGTGTGGATAATACAACCGGGGAATACAGCGCCGGAGCGGGTATAAAACCCTATGCTATCAGTGCTTATAACCTTGTGGATTGTGTCGGCAATGTTTGGGAGTGGCTGGACGAATTTTCATATCGTCAAGACGGAAATGCGGCTGGTTGGACATGGCGTAATGTTTTGGGTGCTGATAAAGGTCAGGCACATTTATACAATGATGTTGGTCTCGTTGCTTTACTTGCCGGTGGCCGCTGGAACGATGGCGTGAGTTGTGGTTCTCGTGCCGTGGATGCGGCCGATTATCCCTGGTACTCGTACTCGAGCCACGGTGGGCGTCTCGTCTGTGATAGCCTGTAGTCTGAAATCTGAATTTCTGGTTTCTGCCAATCACGGAAACCAGAAATTTAGTTCAGAAAAAAACGTAGAAATCGATCAATTTAAAAACTAACCGGAAATTCTTTTATAGGTAAGCTTTATTAATTTTTAAGATTCCCCCTCGTAAATTCATAAAACGGGGGAAATTTGCCTATTTCTTATAGCAAGGAGGTTTTTACGGCAAATAACAATTTTATCCTATTGCAAAAAGCAGAGGACTTCGCCGACTATTTTTTTCCGATAGTAGACAGGTTCCCAAAATATGAAAAATTTGCTCTTTGCACGGAAATTAAAAATGATTGTTATTCATTAATCCGGCTTATTTATTTAATGAATAAAGTCCGTGATAAAAAAGAACGTTTGATGAAGCTTGAAGAAATAGACTCCTATATCGCATTGATTAGGTTTCTTATTCGTCATAGTTACAACAGAAAATACCTCGCCATGAACAGCTACGAGACAGCCGGAAAGATGATTGACGAGGTAGGACGCATTATCGGTGCGTTCATAAAGGAGTGCAATACAAATTAATACGGTGGCAACTGGAACAATGGCGTGAATTGTGGTTCTCGTGCCGTGAATGCGAACAATTATCCCTGGAACACGAACACGAACAACGGTGGGCGTCTCGTCTGTGATGGTAATAATTTTGGAGACAATGGTTATTACGGTAATCATTGCAGTGATAGAAAATTACTATCAGATTGCAGTCCTTGTCTGAGTGGCAAAAATATGAGGGCATCCTTCTTACGAGTCGGATGCCGTTTTTTTCCTATTTAGTGTGGTATGAAAGCGTATAAAGATGTTTATGAATTTTCAAATTTATATTCTGCATACCTGCAATCGAGAAAACATAAAAGGTATCACGAAGAAATCCTTGAATTTACATATAATCTTGAACCGAATCTGCTTCAAATCCAAAGAGAATTAAAAGAGAAAACTTATCGGGTAGGCAGATACCGGCCTTTTACCGTATATGAGCCGAAGCAAAGATTGGTTGTCGCGTTGCCGTTCCGTGATCGTATTGTGCAGCACGCGGTATGTAATATAATCGGCGACGAACTTGATAGGCGTATGATTTACGATTCTTACGCTTGTCGTACCGGAAAAGGTATGCACGGCGCGGCTAAGCGCGTATCTACTTTTATATCAAATCATAATAACAATTATTTTTTGAAACTGGATATTAAATCTTATTTTGCTTCGGTTAATCAGGATATACTTATTAACATTTTGGAAAGGTATATTTCAGATCCCGATATAATGAATTTGCTTAAAATAATTATTCATAGCCGGTATGAAATCGGCATTCCTATAGGTAATCTTTGTAGCCAGTTTTTCGCAAACCTTTATTTGAATGATATGGATTATTACGCAAAACAAACTTTGAAATTGCAGTATTACGTCAGGTATATGGATGATATGGTCATCATTCATCCCGATAAAAAGTACCTGCGCCAAGTGTGGCTCGATATGGAGAAATTTGCCAACGAACGCCTTGCTTTGCAACTTAATTCAAAATCGCATATCGGCAGGATTGCAGACGGTATCGAATTTGTGGGTTATCGCATTTTTCGCGGTTACCGCCTGGTTAAAAAGCAGTCGCTTATGCGTATGAAGAAAAAATATATGGCTTGGGTGCATGGCAAAAAAAGCGATGCGAAGTATTTCGCCTCGGTGGGTTCTTGGATGGGTCACTGTCTGGATACCGATAGCCACAGGTTTGTCGAGAAAATCATGCTGGACAGCCTATATTATAGTATGGAGAAAACAAAAAATCTTCAACAAAAACTCAAAGAACATAAGCTCATAAGATGAACAACCGGAAGTCTTTATATATCGGTAGTTCGGCCGCCATTCCGCAGGCGGTCGGAAATGCCAAGATAAAATTTATGGAGGTGTCAAATGACACAATCGGAAAAGTTCCAAAAAGCGGTTACGAAAAGCCGCGAAGAACAAGCAGCGAGAGATTCTAAGGGTAGCGGAGGCGGTTTTACCAAAATAATTTATGCCCCGCTTATCACCAATGCGAACCGGGCGTTCCGGTTTACGGGCCTTCCCCATAGCGTAAGGGAAAAACCGACCGATTCAAAGCGCGTTCACATAGCGCAGATTATCGGCGACGATGGGAAGAAATTCTTCGTCAACGGCCCCGATCCTGAAACGAACAAAAGCTGGATTTTGTACAGGATCATCAACAAGGTTCTGTCCTACACATGGGACGATCAGACGCCGAACCCGAAAACGGGCAAAAAGGGTATGAGGGTTTACAACTACATCACTACCCATCCCGCGATTTTTAACATGGTCAACAAAAACGGAAATCCAGGAAACGACTTTGAAAAAGGCTGGAATTTTTCGCCCACGATTTTGACCAATGTAATCGACCGCGCTGACATGGCCTACCACCGGGAAAACAAAAAACTCAAGGTGTTGTCGAAGAAAGTATCGACCACCGCAAAAGGCGACTCGTGGTATGATCGCGGCTATCCCGAAATGCTGTACAACCTTATCATGGACGATATTGTTGCAAACTTTGGTGATTGGGAAGATTACGATCTTGTTATTTTCAAGAAAGAAAAACTTCCGTTCTACAAAGTTTTCCACGGCGTTGAGGATTCCAGGCATTTCGCCGACGTTGCCGAACTTATGTCCCTTATAGGAAAGGGCAAAATGACCGCCGAGGAAAGAACATGGGCGGGGTGGGATTTCGACGCGCTGTTTGCCGTTACCCCCTGTATCAGAATTCAGAAGAACCTCGGTGACAGTATCCGGCGTATCAGCAAGGAACTGAAAACCCCCTTCGATGAGGAACTTGCCGAATTGGTCGAAAAAGAGGAAGCCGAGAAATCGGCGAGGAAAGATCAGGATTCTGTCTCGCAGCCTACAGGCGCGAGTGGATCGAAACAGGATGAAGATATCCCCGATGACGTGGGTAACGAATCTTCCGAAGAAGAACAAGCGCAGGAAGAACAGCCTGCCGTCGCTTCCGAGCCGGTTCAGCAGCCGGTACAAAGGGTACGGCAGGGGCAAAGCCCCGCGCCGAAGGTGGATGTCGATAAGATATTGCACAACCCCAAATACAAAGGGGCGCATCTGCTTACCCCCGCCGAAAAAGCGTGGATTACCGGAGTGGATGAAAACGGCACAATCCTTTGGTCTCCCGAAGCCGGCGAACTGCTTCCAGACGCCGAAAATCAGGATCAGTATGTGCCTGAAAAGGTGCATTGCAATCCGTATAACGGGCGCGTCTACGAACAGGCGGCTTAACCTGAAATAAAAAGGCGCTATCCTGAAAGATAGCGCCTTTTTTACGCCTATTTTTATGTGGAAACTACTCTTGCCAGTCCCGATGCCCCGTTTCTAATTCAAGATTTAACGCAAGGCGATGAATCGGTCGCCAAGCGTGAATTGTTTGAAAATCTTAATGAAGACGATATTGTTGCCGGTCTTAAAGTTATCAAAAATGATTTAAGCCTCAGTGAATCTACAAAAGCCGAAATATACGCGAACCTTTGGAGAATAAATTATAAACAGCGCCCTCCGACCATTGAGGAATTCCTGACCGAAGACTGGGTGGGGCCGATGTGCGAATCGCTATATCCCCATGCCCGTAATATCTTAATCGACTTTTGGAAGCAGGGTTCTCCCTATAGAAATCTGATTATGGCTATGGCAATCGGCACCGGAAAATCCACCATATCGGCCATTCATAATCTGTTTGTCACGACGCAGTTGTTTCTTATGCGTAACCCGAAAAAGTTTTTCGGTCTGGCCCCGTCAACAAGCGTTGTACAGGCTCTTATATCTTTTTCTATGGAGAAGGCAGAACAGTTATTGTTGCAGCCGTTTTTACAGATCTTGCTTACGTCGAAGCGGTATCACAGGGTAAAGCAGGAAGAACATTTGCAAAGGCATCAGGAAGACAATCCCGACAAAGTGTGCTGGACTACGGCGGGGCGTATCGGCAAACTCCAGTTTCCGAACGACATACACTATATAATCGCCTCCACCCCTTATCAATTATTAGGCTTGAATCTTATTCACGCGACGCTTTCCGAGATTTCGTTTTTTATCGAGCGCGGTCTCTCTCCCGATTATATATGGCGTATATTTCAGGACTGTAAAGGCCGTATTCAGGCAAGGTTTGGCGCTGATAAGCGTCTGTGCGGCGTAGTACTTGATTCATCCCCCAACGATATAGATGCCAGCCCGATAGATAAATATATATTCAATGGCGAAGCGTCAAAAGACCCTAAAAATTACGTGGTTACCGGTTCGCAGTGGAAGATGTTTGAACAGGATCCGGAATTAAAAAGGATAAAAGAGAACTATCCGATATACGCAAAGACGAAAGAAACGTTCAAAGTGTTTCGGGGAAGTTCCACGCTGCCCGCCGAAATTGTTACCGACGAAAGGGCGAAGGAATTCCCCGCCGATGAAATACAGGAAACCCCTATCGACCTTTTAACGATCTATAAAGAAAATACGACAAAATGCGTGAAGGATTACGGCGGTTGGCCGGCAGGCACTACTGACAAACTTATTCAGGAAACAAGCCTTATTGAAAACATATTTACCCCCCAATTAAAAAACTTTTACACTTATATTTACGCGCCTTCGACAAAATCCGCGAAAGAACTGTTATGGAACCAGGTCAGGGATAAATTCTTTATTAAGATTGGCGAGCGCAGGTACGAGTTCTACCGTTCGCCCCGTGAATTAAGGTGGCTGCATTTTGACCAAGCCGAAACAGGCGATATTGCGGGTATCGTGGCTTCGCATCCGGAGTACGATATGGAGAAAAAGGAAATTATAATCGTCCATGATTTTACTATCGCCATATCTCCCGGCAAAGGAAGGATAAACCTTGATGCCATTCGCACGTTTCCCGAAGACTTGCGGGATAAAGGCGGTATGGCTATTCAAAAAATCACATTCGACCATTACGAAGCGGCGACAACATTGCAGTATCTGAAAGGACAGGGATTTGACGCGGAGCATTTTTCGGTCGATACTGACAAAAAGCCTTATTTGGATTATGTGGCGTTAATAAATACCGGCAGGGTAAAATCTGGAAGAAATATATTTTTGAAAAACAATTTGAAATCAATCCGTGAAGTTCCTGTCGGTTCCAACAGCAAAAAAACAAAAATAGATCACCTTATTGGAAAAAATGTTTATGAAGACGGCGCCGATTGGGAACTTAGTTTAATGGGAATGAACGCGAAAGACGTAAGCGACTGCGGTGCGGCGACGGCGTTCCTCATTATAAACAATTATAAGGGAGTACCCCGTTACACATGGAAGGATATTGTTGTAAAGAATGAAATTCCAACTCCGCAGAAATCGGAAAATAATGAAGCCTTCAAAGAAGCGTACCGTTCGCAAATGCGCGAGAATTTACAGGCGCTTGGGCTTTATATAAAAACTTAACGGGTGTCTGATTTATAATTTTCCTAATTTTCGTCTGATTCTTAATGAAATTCTTCCGAAACCCCGATTTCTTGATCCAGTAGTAGATAATTGACTATTACAGTTTGGACAAACTAATCTTAAATTACTATGAAGGTGGTTTCTCCAATTTCCATCAATATGATCGAGAATAAAACCTAATGTTTTATTATTCCATAAATTTGAAATACCGCATATTGAACAGGAATAATTTTGTTCTTCTAAAATAGCTTTTTTAAAAAGACCTTTATATACCATATTTAATTCTTCATTTTCATAACTTACTTCTTTTGATACATCACTTCCTGATTTCCAACGTTTTAAAATATCGTTGTATTTGCTTAATTTTTTGTCTTTTTTAATTTTAATACATGATGAGCATAATTGTTGATTTCTGTTAGCTTCTCTTGTTTTTAATAAATTTCCACAAGAACAGTATTTGGGTTTATATGCTGGATTTTTTAATTGAATAAATTCAAGGCGTTTATCATTAGCCCACGATTTTTGAAGATCGATTCTTTTATTTGCACATGATCTTGAACAAAATTGTGGTGTCTTTTTTCGTAATTTTCTAGACTTTCTATAATCGTCAGTAAATTCTTTTCCACAACATTTACAGATAAACATTATTTGTCTCTATAAATGACTTCCGAATTGATTAATATTTATTCAATGCCAGAGATGGGAATCGCACCCATGACAAACGGATTTTCAATCCGTTGCTCTACTAGCTGAGCTACCCCGGCGAATCTGAGCATAGATGGACTCGAACCATCCTGAGTGGATTAAAAGTCCACGGCAGAACCTCTCTGCAATATGCTCATTCTACGGAACCGACAGGAATCGAACCTGCGAGTCGTATCCCTACGAACTACGGTTTTCGAGACCGTTTCCCATGCCAACTGGGTCAGTTCCATTAAGACGGAAGGGGTGGGTTCCGACCCCACGCGCCCGAAAGCGACGGTTTAGCAAACCGCCCGTTTTGCCAATTCACGCACCCTTCCAAAAAAGCATAAAAAAGGCGATAAACCGATGAGGTCTATCGCCTAAAATTACATACCTAATTCTTATGTATGCTTAGACGACACCTCCGTTGAAATCGCTATGATCGCAACTAAACGATTTGGGTGAGAAGAATGAAGGTTTGGACGGCTTCAAAACATACATAATCATATTGTCTCAAAAAATACTTTTTTTGTCAAGAGTATTTTTGAATAATTTTTAAAAATGGGCAGGGAGGGATTCGAACCCCCATGTTTAGCACGCGGCAACTGATTTACAGTCAGCCCCCTTCACCAATTTGGATACCTGCCCGTTGCTCCCGCAGAGGGACTTGAACCCCCAACCAACGGATTAACAATCCGCTGCTCTGCCGATTGAGCTACACGGGAATAAAAATAGCGGGAGGGGAAATCGAATCCTCAACATGACACTTTTGAGGTGTCCCTCTCTTCCAGATTGGAGTATCCCGCCATATATGCACAAGAGAGGACTTGCACCTCCACGCCCGAAGGCATTAGTTTCTAAGACTAACGCGGCTCCTAATTACGCCACTTGTGCTTAAAATCAACATTTTGGCAAATAAAAAAGGCGGTTGCCCTTTATAGAGGACAACCGCCTTTTCATCCGGCTATGGATTATACCGAATTCAGACTTGTCCCCTAAAATGGTAATAATAATTACCGAGGTTGAGGAATAATGAATTCAGGCACAAAACTTTCCGTTTCATATTGCTATAATACTAAAATTATAATTGTTTGTCAAGTGTCTTATTTAATATTTTTATTTTTTTTCAAAAAAACCTATTTTAACGATCCTCCTTTTTGTCAACGGCATTTCCGGGCAGGGTGCCGTTGACGCTTTTATTATAAAACCGGAAGTCCTTTATTATAGGGAGGGTTGTATTTTTATGAAGTTATTTACAGTTTTATTATGCTTTTTTACATTGCTGGTTACCTCATATTCTTTTTACAGTTCTGAAATTGTTTTACCTTTTAAATTTGCTTGCGAACTGGAAAATATGACAGTTGTCGAGGATAAGCTTCTGTCCGTTAATTCCGATTTTATTGACGAAGGGTACGATTTGGACGGCATTGTTTTATATATTAAAGAACAGTGCCACTTGGTAGGCGTAAATTACTCTTTTGCCGTTGCTTTACTGCGGGAAGAAAATTCTGCATTTTTCGGATTGCTTGAAGGCGGGACAGTTTGCGAATATGCGTTTGAAACGTGCCACAACAATCTTGATAATGCTTCGGAAGTTGCTTCCCGCGATCTTGGCTTGTGGCAGTTAAATGACAGTTATTTGTGGGATGATTTTGTTCCAAGGCATTGGCACGGTAAAACCGATTTCGATTGGAAAAATCCGTATCATAGCACGTATGTAGCCGTTCGTCATATTAATTGGCTGTATAACGTAATTCAAGACAACTGGATTGCAAAAGGAATTCCGCAGTTTCAAAATACGTTGTATTGGGAAACGGCGATTGCTTACAATGCCGGCGTTACAAGAGTTTTAAACAAAGATATTCCTGCTTCCGCTTTAGATTACGCTTCCCGTGTCATGGAAAAGTTTTTTGAATAACCTATTTCCCTATGGGGATGTACGATAAGATCAACGGCTCTCAGGTCGGCGTTCAGAGAAAGCTTTTTGATTATTCTGTCCAGACTAACGGGCGAACGGTCGAAATGACGCGCATAAGCGTTGATTCGGACATATGGGGGAATGAAGACCGTACCCCTCTTTCCCAGGATGTAATTACCGCCGTAGTGCATTTCCCGCCCGGGGAACTTCCAATCCTGCGGTTTCGTGAAGCGGGATCGGAATCAGTGGCAAATTCTTCCTTGTTTTTTTATGACGTTCTCCCTGTCGAAGTATATTTTCAATTCAAAGACAGGGTGGAAAAGGATGATATTTTTTATTTTACCGTTGATGACGAGACTGATAAAAAACTGCCGATTATCCTTAAAGTCGCTGAATTGGCCGGCGCTGTCACTACCGCTGTAATTTGGAAAAAATATTTATGTACGCCCGTCACCGGTTTGCATGAATTGGAAAAAGAAGTTGCCGACAGGGTATTGGAAAAAATAAAGACATGAGAAACGAACGCGCAGTTAGATTAAAAAAACTTCTCCAACTCGATAATCTTCCCCGCGTGTATTTTGCGAGAGTGATTGGGATTGCGGCATATACTATTTATTTTATTTTTTATGACACGAAAAGACCGTATGTAAATATAACGACCGCCGAGGCGCATAAGAAAGAATTTCCCGCCGTTACGCCGTTTAACGGAACCGATAGGCTGTCGCTTACCATTCTCAGGCCGATTGAGGAATTCCACGGCATTTTCGCAGGTTCGATTTTCGTGCGGGTTGATATGAGTGGCAGATTCGGCAATACCCGCCAGTATTACCGGGAGCGGCGCGGGATCGCGTTAATTGAAGACATGACGCTTAAAGACTTCAAAAGCGCGGCGGCAATTTCGGCGTTTACTCAGCGCCATCGGCGAATAAGAAAAGCGTATCTTACCGGAAACCAGATAAAGTATACGAGGCTGGTAAACTGCCTGATTGATCAGCAGGAGGATTGGGTTCTGTTTGAATTCCTGTCAATCGCAACGCCGAATACCATTCAGAAAAAAGAAGCAGACCCGTTTGCCAATTTTTCTCTTAAATATGACCCTTCAAAATTATATGAACTGAAAATAAGGCTTGACGGTTTTTTTACGTGGCTTTTGGGAACGTTGCCGGAAGGCCAGGCCGTGGCAAAGAAGGATTTGCTGGACGCGATGAATATTTGTGCCATTAAAGTATGGAGTTCAAGTCCCGCGTTTCATTGGCAGGGGCATAATTACAATATATCTCAACTTGGGGCGGCGCTTTATCCGACGAATATCGCGCCGAAGCTCTGGAACCAGCCGCATTTGCATGGCGAAGACGCTTTTCTCGATAAACATCTGGCAAACCTATTTATGAGTATAGATTTTTACGCGCAGCAAATGGCTCAGGCTCTTAATAAGAAGCTTAAAGCCAACCATATTATTTAAGGAGAAGCCAAATGGTATACGCTTATCGTTCAAAAAACACGAGTGATCAGGGCAGGGTTATTGAAGGGTTCGGCATACGGCGAACATGGCAGTATTCGTCTGACCCGAAAGTGAAGGTTCTTTCAAAGTGGTCTCCCAAGGTCGTTCTTTTGGAAGCTAACGACATTACTTCGTTGAAAGCGTTAATCAACAAGTATGAGAAGGAAACCAAAGGAGAACCCGCAGGGGAATCCCCCGACTCGTCTGGGCAGCCCGGTTCTGGCGAAAGGGTGCTGCAAACCAAACTTAACGCCATGAATTTGTCGGAATTAAAACAGTTTGCTAAGGAAAAGGGGCTTCCCGAAGCGGAGTACAGCGCCTATACCCGGTCGAAACTTATCGAATATCTGCTTTTGGCGGTGAATGAGTAAATGGATGACGTTTTCAAAGTCAAGGGAAACCCGTTTTACAAAAAAACATTTTATTCAACGCTTTTTTCGACCAATATTGCCGTTTACCGTCATTTGGCCGAGACCGTTTTTGACGGTGACCTCAACCGTATAGTATGGGCTTCCAACGAGAGAACTTTTAGAAAACGTCAGGAACAGGTTACAAAACGCAATGATGCCTTTATCGGCACTTTGGATTTGCCTTACTGCTCTTTCCGGCTTGCCCAAGACGGTATTGAAGGTAAAGCTCAAAACCGCCAATGGTTTAACCAAGCGTTGAACGTCGAGGGCGAATGGACTGAGGAACTTGGGCGAAAAGTCAGGCTTACACCCGCGCAGTTGCGGTATGAAGGCGTTGTCTGCTTGCAGCATGATACCGATGTGTATTGGCTGCAACAGCTTTTATTGTGGCAGTCCAGTAATGAAATAATTCTCAAACCGACGTTGGAAACGACGGGCGATGACGGAAAGCCCCGTGAAATTCAAAATATTGCGATACTTACCCTTACCCCCCACATGAATACCCGTTTCTCAGAAGTGGATTGGATGCAGAACAATAAAATACAGGCAATCGATATGGATATCCAGATTGATACTTACCTTCTTATGGATAACAGAGCCGGCTACTGGCTCACAAAATCCTCCATGCTTAAATTTGCCGAAGACACCCTGCCTCAGTTCGGCGTTCGCAGAAACAAGGACGGCACTACCGAAGATTTGGGAGTTATCGACAATTCCGCTCTCGAAAACGAAGACCTTGAAGAAATAATCAAAACCGAGATTTTCAACGATTCCTAGTTTTTCATAATCGCTCCCCTATTTTTCTATGACTGCTTTATAAGGGGAAAAATTATGGATTCCTGGAGAATAATTGTAAATCTTATTAATCGCTCAAACAGTATTAAAAGCCCTCCTCCTAGCGGTATGGGGGCTTTGGTCATTCCCGCCGTTCGCGGCAAAGGAAAGCCGGTAAAAATTCACAAAGGACAGACATCGAGAATTTTACAGCTTTACGGAAGTGAAACTTACCATGTGCTTGAAGCAATCGCCTATAACGACAAATACCCGCTTTGGATTTGCGCTCCGCATAAAAACGGTATTTTCAGCGCACTGCTTCTGACTAATGACGGCCTCGCGCCGATTACCGTCCTGAGCGATGATGTCGATTTCACGGCGCTGCTTACGTCTGCGTCAATGGGCAAAGGGCAGGACGGCGTGAAGATGTACGCGGTAACGCTTCCTTACGCCGACAAACTGACGAAGGCGCGTAGGCTGTCTTTAATGGTCGGCGGCGTGATGAACGAATTAACCGTTAGCGATAGCGGCGATCCCGACGTGCTTAACGTAGTGTGTCCTCTCGGCACCGGCACCCTCAATACCGATACCGGCCAGTTGGAATTTGAATTTACTAACGAACCCGGCGTTGGAATTCCCATTTATACCCGGTACGAGGTGGATATTTCCGGCATTGCCTATGCCGTTTTCGGCATGGCGTTTCCGTGCGAAGACTTCCTCGGTTTTTCGGTCAACAAAACGGAAAAAGGAAACAACCTGAGCATCTCCCTTGCCGAAAAGAGCAACGGCGTTTATTCAAGATTGCCTAACTTCCCGATGGAAGTGTCTTTGAAGAAGGGAATGAAGAACGATGCCGGCAAAGTAATTTTTATCGGCGAAATGCTGAAAGATCACGATTTGATTTTTGCGAAAGTCAATGCCAAGAAACCTTTCGATATTTCGCTATGGGATGCCGGGGAAACCGCTTATACCGACTTTACTGGCGGCAACAGGGGCGATGAAGTTACCGGCGTTGAATTGACGAAAGGCTGGATGGAATTCAAATCCTTGCGTAAATATCCCGCCGACATTTATTTCGATACGACAGGCGAGCAGGCTGTTAAAGCCGCGATGATCGCGCTCCGCAACGGGCCGATACCGTATAAACGGTTCCTTGCTCCGGTTGCGGTAGGATTCCCCAACGTGGACGACGTTCTGGCGATAGAAGGCTTGCCTTCAAACCGTGGTTTGAGCGTGTTCTGGGGAGCCGCTTATATACAGAACCCGTATGCTCCTACTGGCGATTTGCTGTCTACGCTTATGGGCGAAGTCGCCGCCAAATTTGCCGATGCCTTGGTGTTCTCTTATGGCGGCCGCGCCGTTTCGTGGAGTGATGAAAACAATGTCGGCGGCCAGTTGACTGGTGGCCGTATTATTTCGTTCCTATATGACGCAGATCCCGTGACGGAACTGAAAGACATGGACAAGAAACGGATTAACCCGATTGTCCAGCACGAATTATTCGGCCCGATGATCGCTTCGCGGCGCACTACCGACACGTCGGAAAGCGATTATTCGTATACCGACTATTCGGCTATCGTGGACTACTGCGTGGAACGCCTGGTCAACGAAGTCCTTCCGTATCAGATCACCAAATTTAACGACGATATTCATCGCGCAGACGTCGCTACCCGTTCCGAACTTATCATCAAACCGCTTACCGTGCCGCCTAACAACGTAATCAGGGAGTACGCCATTAAATGTGATGCGGAAAACAATGATGACGAGGTAATGGCCCGTCAGGAATTCATTCTTACGGTCGGCATCAAGGTTACCCCGAAATCCGAGATGGTCATTCTTAACTTCATCAACGCGGGTCAGACAATGCGCGTTGAGGAACTGGTGAAATAAGGAGTATTCAAATGATTGAAAGCGTTTACAAACAGGGTGACGATGCCTTACAGAATATGGCTGAACTTCAATTCCCCGTATTCAATCTATTCGGCTTGGCTGATCCTCTTAAATTCCGTACAACCCAGATCAGCATTCCCGAATATACGGTCGGTATGTACGAAGTCCACTGGAAGACCCAAAAGTTCGAGAAGCCTTCCGGCAAAGACGAATCGCCTAAAAACATGACGTTCACTTTCCGTATAGACAAATACTATACGGTTTACAAAGCGCTCATGGCGTGGTGGCAGTTTATCTGTAACTCCGATTCGGGGGCGATGGCCGAAGACGTTGGAGCCGTTACCGGAACGTCGAACATACGGTGCGATTTCCAAGTGCGGTGCGTTGACAGTAACAACGTAACCACGACCGAAGGCTGGAAATTTATCGGCGCGTGGATCAAAGGCATTCAGGGCGTTGAATTTGACCAGACGACCGGCGATCCTATCATGTGCCAGGTAACAATGTCCTACGTTAAAGCTGTGCCGCAGTTTTAATCTTAAAAATAAGGCTCCCTTCGCGGGGAGCCTATTTTTGTATATATGTCGATTGATGCCGTTTTCAAAGATACGAATATAGCCCTCAAAACTCTATGGGAAGCGGTCTTGCTTGATCAGGACGGCGGGGAGATTGCGTGGACGAAGCCGCTTATAACGGCGGTATCTACGCCGAGGCTGAAACTTACTTTGAACCCGGTTGACGGCGGCGCCAACAAAGCATATGTCGGTTACGAACTTCCCGACAACATATCTCTCACCATGTATGAAACGGCAGACCGGAAAGTCGAGAAGTATTTAGACGGCTGGATGTTCGGCCCTAACGGTGTATTTAACAAAGAAACGGGGCAGTTCAGAAAACGCGATAAGACGAAGGTAACCAATATTTACCGGGGGTTGAAATTTATCACTACCGTTTGGACTAACGATACTTCCGGCAAGGATACCGGCGTAGGGTTGCAGGAAAACAATCAGGAGATAAAGGATGTCGGTTTAGAGTTACAAGAAAACAATCAGGAAATACAGGAAATAATCATAAAAAAAGTAGAGAAAATAGCAGGAAGGATTCTTAATTTTAAAGAAATTGAAGAAGTCGGAATTTATACCGGGAATATATTGAACAGCCCCGCAGGAATGCAGGCGCGTATTTTAAAAATACAGCAGATACTTCCGCAATTAACCGCTATCGCTGCGCAGGCGGCTAATCAGGTTCTTGGTATTGTCCCCGGTATGTTCATGCCGAGGGTTGTTATACCGCCTCCGTTAATAGTGGTTCCTGCTGTTAAACCGAAAATAATTGCACCGAAAATATCTACGCGAACCGAACGTTCCGCAATATCTTCAAAAATAGATGAAGAACAGATTTCTTTGCGTAAACAGGTGAGTACGTCTAAAGGAAATTCAAAACAATCTTTGTCGGAAGCAAGTACGTCTAAAGAAAATTCAAAACAAGCCTTGCCGGAAGGAAGCAAGATAAAAACTTACGAACATAAAGAGAAACGTGTGTCTGTTACAACGTATACCTGTGCTATAGAGGGTTACGAGCCGTCGTCTTACGACTATGAAAGCGGAGGGGCTGTGACTTATACGGTCAACCTTTCGACGCTGAATTATAGAACTGCTTACAGTTAGAAAATTTTAGGGAGGATTGTTATGCCTGAAAAAGAAGGAATTTCTTTGGACAAAGTGGATTCAAAAACTCTGTACGGTAAAAAGGGAACGGAGAGGAAAAAAGTTGTTGCCGTAAATAACGGCAAAATGGAAGAAGATTCGGTGTGCGAAGTAAAATTCTGCACGAGCGGGAAACTGTCGGCACCGGAGGTGCTTCATTTTTACGATTACAACATGATGTCTGCCCAGTTGATTTCCGAACTGGCTTCAAAAGACAACTATATGCCCCTCATTATCAAGATTTTGAATTCGATGGTGGTAGAGGATTTTGATTGCGGTCTGCTGCACATTGAAGAAATCAAAGAAGTGTTGCTGAACGTATACGCGAAATGGTGGGGGCCGCTGCTTCACGATTTCCCGTATTTTTTGAAACCCGAACTTGAAGGGGATGCCCTGCTTGATAAGGCAAATATAAGTTACGCGGAAATACCGATTGCGAATTTGAAGATTAAGCCCCTGCCTTCGCACATCGCGGAACCGATAAATATTTCCCATAACGGCACGACTGTTAAATTCATTTTTCCGAGATCGCAGATTAGCGGGATAACGGACGAAGCGATGAAGGTAAGGTTTGCCGAACAGGAACAAAGGTTCTTTAAAACGAAGCAGATGGTAAAGGCGAAGAAAACGGAGGATGTGCCGGTCGCCGAGTTGGAAGAATATCAGGAATATCTTGCGGAGAGGGCCGAATGGAAACTGCTTCTGACCCGGGCGCAGTGGATTTACGCCGTGAACGACGATGTTTTTGAAACTTTGGAGGATCAGGTTAATGCGCTGAAAACAAACAAGTGCATTAGCATGAGACATTTTGAACTTTATAACAAGTTCCTTGAAAACGAAGGCGCGTTTGGTTTGCAGGACGAGGTAGAATTCTACAGTGATGTCCTTGACCAAAAGGTAAAGCGCCCCTTTCGATTTCGCACCTATAACCTTATTCCATCGCTGGACTCCAAACGGGATGATGAGAACAAGATATCTTTTGGCTAAACAATTCGGCTGGACGTGGGAACAATTTAAGCATACCGAAGCGCATTATATACGCCAATACATCTCGTCTATACAGAAGGATAAACAGACCTTTAGTATGGGAGACCCCCGAGCTTCCCACGAGCGTATGAAATCCAGAGGATTGCTGTAGTGGAGAACCTATTAATATATGGCCGCTGAAAAAAAAGATATGCCGGAGGGATTAACCAGGCTTCCCGAAGAATATCAGACAACTAACGAAGGCATAGAACGCCTTATTTCCCTTATTGCCAAAACCGATGCCGATTCCAAAAAGCAGGTTACGGCTTTGGCGAAGGAATACCGCAAAGAGATACTCAAAATTGTCAGCGATCAGGATAAAGTTCAAAAAGAAGTCGCCCATTACATAGTCGAACTTAAAAAGGCGGGAGCTACCGATAAAGAAATTTCCGCGTACTTGCAAAAAAACGGTAAATTAAAAACCGGCGAAGAAGAACTTTCAAGAGCGATGAAAGATATGCAGGACAAACTTTCTTCAATGGCCGATTCAACCAAGTTTAAAACCGAAGAAGACCGCAAACTTGCGGAACGTCAGGCAAAAACGCTGGAAAAATACTTTAAGGATAAAGAGAAGCCGAAATCGCAGTCATGGGTGGGTGAAAAAGCAAAGGCGGCTAAAGAAGAAACCGGCGGCGCTTTAAAAGACAGCCTTGCAAAAGGTCTCGGTGTCGGTTTTCAGACAATGCTCGGCCCTTTGCGTCTGATAGTCGATCCTATCCTCAAACTCGGCGGCACGGATTCGCTTTCACTGTTTGATAAAATAATTGAGAAATCGAGGGATTCCGAAGCGGCGCGTAACGAGGATATGATTGACCGCTTTAGCGATTTGAATGATCTTTACAGCGAGGAAGAAGAACGAAAAAAAGAAGAAAGAAAAAACGGGAAGAAAAAATCTGTTTCCAAGCGTGAAGATAATGTAGATGAATTGCTTGGGGACGTTCGTGAGACGCTTTCTGATAATAAAAAACAAAAAACCGTAAAAAAGAAACCTAAAAAAAGCAAGGCTGCCGATGATGAATTGTTTCCTGCGCCTATGCCGGAGACGAAGCGTGAAGATAATGTAGATGAATTGCTTGGGGATAACGCCGGCACTCTGGTCGATCTTGTTACTGAAATCCGCAATATGCTTTCCGATTCAGAAACCGAACATACGGATTTGGCAAAGCCTGACGACACGCCCCCGATAAAAATGCCTTTAGAAAAAAGCGAAAAATCATTTGATGATTTATTGGATGAAAATAAAACTCCCGGTATTTTTGACGACGGAAAAGAAACGGAAAGCCTTGAAGGTTTAATGGACTACATTCAGCCTACCCGCAGCGCGTTGCTGAAACAGGGCGGCGTGATTGGCGCCGCCGCGATTTTTCTTGCCGATTTGCTTACATCGGGGGAAGGGAAAGGGCTGGAAGCCGAAGGTGAAGAAGGGGGCGGTTTTAATTTTTTTGGAGGCATACCCGGCGGCGTGAAAGGCTTTGTAACAAAAATGCTTCCCGCATTAAAGGTTGCCGTACCGTTTGCGGTTGCCGCCGCTGGAGCGGCGATGGTAGCCGGAGGGCTGCATTTACAAAAAAGGGACACTGCCGATGCAAAAAAATACGCAGATAAAGGCAGATATGGAAAAGCTACTGAAACATTTTTACTCGGCGACAGCGAACGGGTAACAGAAGAGAATGCTAATTCCGAATTAGGCAGGGCTGTTGGCAAAAATACGTTAATGGTCGGCGGCGCTGGATTGGCGGTTGCAGGCGGCGCGGGTATAGCCGCGATGGGAAGCACGGTTGCCGCAGGCGGCGGTATAGCCGCGATGGGCGGTCTCGGCGCGGCTGCGGGGGCGGCAGGCACGGCGGGTTTAGCCGCAGTGGGGGCGGTGGTGCCTCCGGTTTTAATTGCGGCCGCGATTGTGGCTGCCGCGACTGCCGTGGCGAAAGGAACGCAGGAAGCGTACAAACTCGAATATGATAAAAATGCCGCTTCGATACAAAAAGAACTCAACCGCGTTCTTTTAGACGAGGAAGCGCCGTTTCTGAAGCGCGTTGGCGCGGGATTCAAAAGTGATTGGAGGGCGCTTACATCTACTCTTGCCGGCGGGATACGCGGTATTACTAATGTAGTCGATGTGGAAACAGAACGACAGTTTCAGAACCAGTTGGATACGCTACGAAAAGAGGCTGACGAAGGCAATGCCGAAAGTGCGCGTCTTTATGAAATTATGAGCCAGCAAAGTTTTCGTGAAATGACGGAGAAAGAAAAAGAACGTCTGTTAAGAAGCGAAGGTTTATACGGAGCCTATGTCGAAGTTGTTGATAAATGTGAAACGAGTTTTTGGGAAAAACTTAAAATAGCGGCAAAGGCGGGTTTGAAAGGTATTCAGAACGCCGCCAATACAGTAAACGAGAGCATGAAAGGAAGAATGACGGCTGAATGGGAAAATGAAACGCTGAAAGGAATGGATGATACTTTAAGAAAAGACCCAGAACGTGTGGAACGACTTAAAAACAGCGATGCGTATCAGAAAGCCCTTGAAGACGGCGGCGATCCCTTAAAAGCCATGCAGGAAGCGTTTCTTGACGAAGAACGCCAAATGGCAATGGCATCGGGAGACCTTGATACGAACGGCATGGTCGTTAGTCTTTTTGATAAAGTAAAACTCGGCTTCAAGTCGTTTACCGATATTTCTGACGAAGCGATAAGACAATCAACCGAATTTGATACGCGGAGGCTGCAACTTCTTGCTGAAGGAAAAAGCGCGGAAGAAGCAGATCAGCAGGCAATGGAGGAACAGCGCGAACTTTTGAATAACCAGATGAATCTCCGGTTGAAACAGACAAAAGAATACAAAGAAGCGTTTAAGAAGGCGCTTGAAGAAGGAAAGGATTTAAAGACCGCCGAACGCGAGGCGTTGGCTAAAACAAAACAGAATACGAGAAATCTGAGGTCTTTTGGCGAAACTTTAAGTGAAGGTTTAAGAGGGCTTTGGGACGGCGCACGGGGTTTGGGTACTCGTATATGGGATTGGGTTTCAGGCAGGGGCGGTTCTTCTACTCCCGCTCCTGCCGCTCCCGATACCGAAATCCATGACGGCATTGTCTATAAAGACGGCAAAGTAATTGCCGTTGACGACGACGATCACATTATCGCTACGAAAAACGAGCCTTTTATCGGCGACAAGGAAGTTCGGCAAGCCGATGCCGTGCCGGTAACGCCGGTAGTAGAAAATAAATTCTCCGACGTGAACATAGTGGACGTTCTGACAAAAATATTAAACGCGCTTGATAATAAAAACTTTAGCCCGACTATTAACAATGTAAGCGAGGATAGCGGCATGAGTTTTGACGGTTTGCGTATGGCGGGGGTTTTGTAATGGCGGCAGAATATAATCACATAACCGTTCCCGCAGGATCAACCATAACCATTGCCAACCATGAGGGTGAGTATATTGCCGGGGGAGCGTTACTTGAAGATTATACCATTTCTTTAAGTTCCGAATTCGGGCAGTTGATTGATTCGGGAAGCAACGATGCGTTTACCGCTTTGGGCGGCGCGTTGAAATCAATGTCGGGCGGCCGCTTCGGTTTTTCATCGCAGTTTAAACAGATGGGATTCCAAATTTGGAAGGGGACGGAGCCGATACAGTTACAATTCAGTTTGGAATTCCACTATACCTATGATGCCCATGCCGAGGTCGTAGTGCCTATCCGCAATCTCAGCAAACTGCCGTTGCCGGGCGACGGCCCTTTCGGTAACCTGATACCCCCGGGGCCTTCTGTTCTGGAAGCCATATCGGGGACGAACGCTTCAAACGTGCCTCCGAACGGCGAGTCGCCCCCTCCCGCAGAAATCGATCAGGAATCGACAAAAAGGACTGCCGATACTTACGTGAATATCAGAGTCGGCAATATGCTGTTCATGGGCTGTATTGTAAAGAGTGCGGAGCCTACTTTCAGTAAATATGTTGATGAGGGAAATTCGCCGATTTACGGCAGGGTCGCTATTACGGCGATTACGATGTATACCGCTACAAAAGAATCTCTTGATCGCTGGTAAAGATAAATAAAAAATTAATTATGCGGCAGAATATGAACCGTCTGTTTTGACTGCATCACAAAATAAAAAGACATATAATCGGTTTCCTTATCTTCGGCGAATTCGGCATTAACGATATTTTTGGGGTATAAGTAGAAACTGTTGTAGGCTGAAATCGTATTTTGAAACATAATTCTCTGGCTTTCAATTTTTACTTTATTAAAAATACCGTCCATTTCGGTATTATCGTTTCCTGAAAAACTTAAATGCACTCTGAAACCTTTATTCTTTTTTATCCAGTCTATGAACATACCGTACACGTCTTTAGGCGATACCGCAGTATATTCGATTTTTTCCTGTAACGGTTTATCGTTTCGCGGTTGTTCGTTAAACACCAACATATAAAAATAGGTCTCGATTTTAAGGAATAGATAAAATCTTTTAAGCCGATATCATACGTGAAATAAACCTGTCGGAAGTACTTAATGCAGGGTTGCGGCAGTTATGCGGTTCCCTACACACCTCGAAAGCCGGGTATTTATGATGCCCGGCTTTTTTTGAAAAAAAAAGAGCTAATGCCGAAAAGTATCGGAAGTCCTTATTAGTGGGATGCTGAAGAACGGGGTTACTTAATTTGGGTTTAACATTCCCCGCTTGCTGCTCGCTCCCAAATTTTAATCGCCCCCCCCCCCGCAATAGCGGGTGCGGTCGAAAGTATCAAGGAGTGAATTATGGCCTCTACGAATACGAGGGTGCGCAATACCCGTAAAACGCATGAAGGCGGCCCGGCTTCGATAATCAAGCCGTTGGAGCAACTTAAACGTTCCGTTATGTCGTGCTTGTTGTGGGAAGATTCTTTTTACGAGGACGGCGTATCCATTGCCGACCGCGTAAAGGAACTCGTCGGGAAAGTGTCCGAGGAGGAAGCGCGGCAGGTTCTTTTCGATGCGAAGTTTAAGTCGAAACTCCGGCATATGCCGTTGTATCTGCTGACTATTCTGGCCGAAAAGAAATGGCTGAAAAAGGACGACGTAGCCAGGGTCTGCACCCGCGTTGATGACATGACCAAACTTTTGTCGCTGTATTGGAAGGACGGCAAAAAACCGTTAAGCCACCAGTTGATTAAGGGCTTGGCTCAGGCAATCCCTACGTTTGACGAATACAAACTGGCGAAGTATAACCGCTCCAAGGCGGTGAAACTCAGGGACGTGTTCCGCATTGCAAGGCCGAAGCCGGCAAACGAAGCGCAGTCTGCCCTCTGGAAACGGGTCGTCGCCGATGAATTGAAAGTTCCTGATACGTGGGAAGTCGCCATTAGCGCCTGCGGCAGTGATAACCAGAAGAAGGCTCAGGAATTTACCCGGCTGCTGACTGAAAAAGTTCGTGACGAGGAAACCGGCAAAGAGTTCAACAAACTCGGTGATCTGGCTTTTCTTCGCAACATACGGAAGATGAAGGAAGTCGGCGTTGAGGAAGATTTGATTCGTAAATCTTTTGAAGACCGGAAATGGGGGTGGATTATCCCTTACCAGTTCATTACCGCCGCTTCGCACAATCCGGTTTTTGAGGACGTACTGGAAAACGCGATGTACAAATGCCTGGGCGAACAGGAACCTATTGAAGATAAGGCCGCCCTGCTGGTTGACGTGTCAGGTTCGATGGACAGCAAAATTTCCGACAAGTCGGAAGTCAAGCGTTACGATGTCGCTATCAGCCTTGCTATTCTGCTCCGCGAAATCTGCAAGGACGTGAAACTGTATACTTTTGACAATGAACTTCATGTTATCCCGCCACGGCGCGGTTTCGCCCTGCGTGATACGATACGCAAGCAGGTAGGCGGCGGGACGAGTATGTGGAGCGCGGCAAGAGGCGCCGCGAAAGATCGGCGCAACAGGGTAATGGTGATTATCACCGACGAGCAGACGCAGGATAGCGGCAGGTATTCAGATGCCAATGCCGATCTGCTGGTAATCATCAACGTCGCTTCTTATGAGAACGGCGTAGGCTACGAAAAAGGTTGTGTTCACATCAATTCTTGGTCTGACAATATCGTAGATTATCTGCGGGAACTTTTGAAAAATATGGAATTTGTAGTTTAAACTTGGGAGGGGATTTAAAAATAAATAAATTTTTTATTGGGAGGTAATTGAAACTGTAACGTTTTGTGGTAGGTAGGCAAATGGTAAAGCCGAAGGTAATAAAAAGAGCCTGTGCGTTTCTTGCTCCTGAAAAGGATGTCGTAGTGTAGGAATTCTTAATCAGGAACCTTTGTTTGATGGTTCAAGTCCATCCCTACCAAAAAAGGCTTTTGGTTAAAAAATAGCAAGTTGAGCCTGAAAGGTTAATAACCTTTTAAATCAATTCCGGTGAACGTGTGGTTCAGCCTACACTTGGTGTTATTGACTTGGCTATCTAACCCGCACTACTGGAGTGCGGGTATGTCTTGAATACATCGGGGAGTAGGGGTTAATCGGGTAGGTATAAGTTACGGTGCGTTGGAGTTCGGAGCGTGCAAGGTTTGAATCACTACACCCCGCCAGCGATGAGTATGCCAATACCGAGCTAAATCCGGCAGTCAAGGCAGTAAGAGTAATCTTACTGCCTTGGCTGTACTAGACAATTCGTTAATTAGGGTGCTGACAAAGCAGGGTTTCATATTCATTTGGAGAATAACCAGATCCCTGTTTGACACTTGCCCCTATTTATATATTAGGGAGTGTTGCCTAGTTGGTAAGGCAATCTTTTTTCAATCCTTACTCTCGCAAGAGATGTCGGCGAAAAGAGATACATATTAGTTCAAATCTAATCACTCCCGTAGGGTGCTGTAGGCGCCGGTTACATAGGTAAATAATTTTTTTTGAAAAAATTTAGCGGGTTCAAGTCCCGCAAGCCCTTCGGGGTCAGCCGGTGCCGCCTCTCGCCCCTTTTTACATGGGAAAGCGTAGCTCAGTTGGTAGAGCAATAGCAAAAATGTTCTTTCGTTGCTTTTTACTCCTACGGGATGTTGTAGACGAGAGTTACTTAATCAGGGCTGTGGGTCATTGGTTCGAGTCCAATCGTTTTCCTGAAGGAGTTTTATTATGAAAATTACGAAAGCGCAGAACCCATACAATGTAAAAATCGGGCAGGTATGGGCAGACAGGGATTCTTCCCGTAAAAATACGTTTGTAATTAAAAGGTTGCTTATTGATAAAGACGGGCTGGGATTCGCTCTAGTATTCCGTGAAAAAACTAGAGCAAAAACATGGATTAGGCTTAATCGGTTTAACAAGTATTTTAAAAAATAGATTTTTTTATGCGTTATAGGTGTTGATGGATACACGCCGGTCTTCCAAACCGGAGTAAACGGATCGTTACCGTTATGACGCTTGTAGGAGAGGGGCCTATTTAATTAAATGACAGAAGTTTTAAGCCAGGACGAAATCGATCAGTTGCTTACTGCCATATGCGCAGGCAATGACGAGCCAGAAGATCATCGCCCCGCAAGAGACAGTAGAAAAATAAAAATCTATGATTTTAGGCGCCCTGATAAATTTTCAAAAGAACAGATCAGAACAATCTCTATAATGCACGAAACTTTTGCCCGTCTGACAACTACCACTCTTTCAACGCAACTCCGCAGTATGGTTCATGTCCATGTCGCTTCGGTAGACCAATTAACCTACGAGGAGTTTATCCGTTCAATACCGACCCCCACGACGTTGGCTATAATCAATTTAGACCCGCTCAGAGGGAATGCCATTCTTGAAATTGATCCCGCCATAACTTTTTCCATTATCGACCGAATTTGCGGCGGCCGTGGAGAAGGAAATAAATGCCAGCATGAAATGACCGACATCGAGCAGTCGCTCATGGAAGGGATAATTATTCGACTATTGGCAGATGTGAGGGAGGCTTGGACTACCGTTATCGACCTTCGCCCCCGCCTTGGGCAGATCGATACGAACCCGCAGTTCGCACAGATTGTACCCCCTACCGAAATGGTCGTCCTTGTTACCCTGGAAACAAAAGTGGGCGATGTGGAAGGGCTGATGAACATTTGCATACCCTACATAGCAATCGAGTCTATAATGGGTAAATTATCCGCTACTTACTGGTATCACGGCAACAGAGCGGGGCGCGACGAGAATACGGTTGTTGACATCATTAACCATATAGACGAAATGAGTACCACTATAGTTGCCGAAGTCGGCAGGGTTGACGTTCCTGTCAGAGACATACTTGCCATTAAGCCCGGCGATGTTTTCAAACTGCCTGTTAAGCAGAATTCCGATTTACTGGTTAGGGTTGAAGGCAGGCCGAAGTTTGCCTGCCGTCCCGGTATATCGGGGGCTAATAAGGCGATGCAAATCGTAAATAAAATAAATTACTTTCAAGGAGACGACTATGGCGAACAGCAAGAAGACGGATGCGGCGAATAATGCTGAAAAGGTACAGAATATACAATTCCCCAGTTTAATACCCGGCCGGCGCGGAGATGATGCCGACCGTAGCAATATCGGCCTTCTCATGGATGTCCCTATGGAGATGTCCGTAGAACTTGGGCGTACCCGCAAATTGGTGAAAGAAATCCTTGCAATGGGGGAAGGCACAATCATCGAATTGGACAAACTTGCCGGAGAGCCTGTTGACGTTCTTGTAAACCAGAGGCTTGTAGCCAAAGGCGAGGTTGTGGTTATTGACGAGAATTTCGGAGTTCGCATTACCGAAATTGTTTCCCCCGGTTTGCTCCAGCCTGCGGTTTCCGAATAGGAGAAGAAATGGTTTATTACGCCATTATTATATCTATTGCCGGTCTTTTGATAGCGTTTTTTATAGCCAGTTATGTTATCGGGCGTAAAAAAAATAAGAATGAAAAACTTCCAGAACAGGATAAAATAGAGCCGCTTTCAATAACTAAAGACCTTATAAGCGAACAGCCGAAAAATGCTGCCCAACTTATTAGAACCTGGCTTGTGGACAAATCACAAAGCGGTTGTATGGAATATACCGCTATTCAAAAAGCGGCTATATTTTTTATTACCGTCGGTATTGAGTATTCCTCAATGATATTCCAATATATGCGCGAAGATGAAATTGAAACCGTAGTATTTGAAATAACAAGAATTGAATCTGTCGGTTATAATCAGAAATGCGCGATATTAAACGAATTCAATGAATTAATGGAAGCGGGTAATCTTGTTTCTAACGGCGGTATTGAGTATGCCCGGGAACTGTTGGAAAAATCGTTAGGCTGTCAAAAAGCAATAGATATTCTTAATCGTTTAACATCCGGTTTGCAGATACGCCCTTTTGACTTTATACGCCGCGCCGACCCTTCGTACCTTATAAATTTTATCCAGCAGGAACACCCGCAGATTATAGCCCTTATTCTTTCGCATTTGGAACCGAGCAAGGCTTCTAAAATTTTGGAAAATTTACCGCACGAAGTACAAAGCGATGTCGCACGGCGCATTGCGATAATGGACAGAACAAGCCCTGAAACATTGCGGGAAATAGAGCGGGTACTCGAAAGGAAACTTTCAACCCTGTCAAGCGAAGATTACGCTACCGTCGGCGGCGTGGAAAGCATTGTGGAAATCCTCAATTTGGTTGATCGCGCTTCGGAGAAGCAGATTATTGAATCGTTAGAAGACGAAGACCCCGAACTTGCCGAAGAAATTAAAAAACGGATGTTTGTGTTTGAAGACATTATTATGCTGGACGATCAAGCTGTTCAGAAGTTTATGCGGGAAGTGGATACGCCGGAACTTGCCAAAGCCTTGAAAACAGTCGATTCGGAAGTGCAAAACAAAATATTCAACAACATGAGCAAAAGCGCCGCCGCTTCGCTCAGGGAAGATATAGAGCATATGGGGCCTGTTCGCTTAAAAGACATTGAAGAAGTCCAACAGAAAATTGTCTCAATAATCAGGCATTTGGAAGACGAAGGCGAGATTGTTATTTTAAGAGCCGGCGAAGACGAACTTGTATAAACGTTCAAAAATTTTCAACGGTTTATCGGCTTTTCCGTGATTTGATCGGAAGTCCTTATTAATGGCTATAATTTTCTCTTTAATCAAAAGTATCGGAGTTAATAGGTAAATGGATAAAATCGGCCCTTGTAAAAAATGCGGAGGGACTAATTATTTCGCAAAACACGTCGGCAAAGAAGACGGTTATTTGAACGACGAAAGCTATAAAATAAAATGTCGTTCCTGCGGTCATATAGTCGTGTCCGAAGTCTCGGCCGAAAATGCTATTAAAGAATGGAACACATGGGAAACCGGGCCTGAACTGCCGCCAGACCCGAACATACCAATATCCCCTGACGGTAAATTTCAAATATACAGGGTGCAAGTAAAGCGTGAAGGCGTACACAAAATTATATACGTCGTGCCGTGTACGGCAGATTCTACCGGCCACGGCGATACGCTTCACGACGATTTGCAAGAAGCGATAAAGGTAGCAGATTTTAACCGCAAAAAAGCCGAAGAAAGGGAAAAGAGGGAAGCCGAAGAAAAAATCAACAGGGTGAAGCGCATAGAAGAACAGAAAAAACGCGAGTATATGTACGGTTTCGGCGACGATCTTCCCCCTATCAGGAAAGGGAAAATTATACAGCATATGCAGAAGGTATGGAATTTTACGGAAGCCTCGATAAACAAAACCATGACCATGAAGGATTTCATTCATTTTGTATACCTTCAAGGCAATCCTGAAATGAAAATAATAACGGAAAAATATGATGCCCGGGGGCATGAACGGGCGGAGCCGAAACTTACTTATTGCATAAACCGAACAGAGGTCGGAAAAATCGCTTACGATTATTTGCAATACCTTATTAAAAACAAAATAAAGGTAGAGGGCTGATTTTGAATTTGCCGGGTTCCGCGCTTTCAGGCGGCAAGTCAACAAGCCGCGAGCGCGTCAAGGATGATTTTTATGCTACCCCGATAGAAGCGACATTGGCGTTACTTGATCATGAAACTTTTACAGGTTCTATATTGGAACCCGCCTGCGGCCAGGGGCATATTGTTAAAGCGCTGAAAATGAGATACCCGGGCGCGATGATCCGCAGTTCAGATTTGGTATTAAGGGATGATGTTTTTAATTTATCAAATACGCAGGAATACGGTTTATTTTTAGAAGCCGATTTTTTAGGGAATACGTTTTTTACCGGCTGCATTGATAACGTTATAACAAACCCGCCGTTTTCGCTTGCTCAGTCGTTTATTGAAAAGGCTCTTGATGTCGCAAGAATGAAAGTTGCCATGTTCTGTAAAATCCAACTTCTCGAAGGCGTAGCGAGAAAAGATATGTTTGAGAATACGCCGCTTAAAACGGTTTATGTTTTCAGCAAGCGGGTTAATCCTTTAAGAAACGGGGAAGAACTTGACGAGAACGGAAAACCCTGGGCGAGTACCATGTGCTTCGCTTGGTTCGTATGGGATAAGGAATACAAACACAAGCCCGTAATCGAATGGATTTAATGTAAAGATGAAGCAGGCAATTATCAACTATGCAAAAAATGAAAAGTCCGATCATTTTATAACGCCTGCTTACGCGATAACGCCTCTGCTCCCTTACATACCGAAGCATTGGAAGATCTGGGAATGTACCGATACGAAAGGCGACAGCCTTATACCGGATATACTGCGGGAGCGTGGGTGCGACGTTGTATCTACGGGAATGGACAAATTGAATTTTCTTTTTGACAAGCCCGATTTCGATTTTGACTGCATTATTACAAACCCGCCTTATACGTTAAAAGACGAATTTATCAAACAGTGTTACCGGTATAAAAAGCCCTGGGCGATGCTCATGCCTTTGACTACTTTGGAAGGCGTGGAAAGGGGTAAGTGGTTCGGTTTTTACGGTATAGAACTTTTGGTTTTTGACAAGCGGGTTGAATTTGTGGGAGGGGGCGCGTGTTGGTTTTCTACAGGCTGGTTCTGCCATAATATTTTGCCGGAAAAACTTATGTTTGTCAACCTTGAAAAGCCAAAAAAAGAAAGGCTTTAGAATTTGGAAAATTATGTGATGTGTTTCAGCTTTTTTATTTTTTAATCGGAAGTCCTTATGTATGGATCGGAAAATAATCTATCAGGTAGAATCTGGCTCCCAACTGTACGGCACGTCTACGCCGGCTTCCGACACCGATTATTCCTCGGTTTTCATGCCTACGCCTTATGATTTGTTTTCGCTTCAAAAATGCGAGTACATAGACAACAGCACCAAGAACTCGGCAAGTAACCGGCGCAATACCGCCGACGACGTGGACGATCAAATGTATTCGATAAGCCGGTATCTCCATCTTGTTTTAAACGGCAATCCGAACCTGATAGAAATTCTTTTTTGCAATAAGCCGGTTATTGAAGAACCGGTATTTACCGAAATAAAAAAGAATTATCAAAAACTGCTATCCAAAAGGATTTATGATTCGTTTACCGGTTTTGCCATAAGCCAGAGAAGGAAACTGGAATATAAAGCCCTGCGTTTTGGCCAGTTGAGAAAAACTTTAAAATGGCTTGAAGAAAACAGATCGGCGGTTGTCGCGGATCCGTCTGCCCAAATGAGCTTGGAAGACGCCGATACGCTCAATTCAATGCTTTCCGAATACAAGGGTGATAAAAGCAACAAACAGCATTTCCATGAAAATCTGCCTTGGAAAATAATTTATGAGAAAATTAAAAAGGAATATGAAACCTACGGTTGGCGTGTAAAAACAGACACGTTTGAAACGCTCGGTTATGACGTGAAATTCGCTTCCCATGCCATACGGCTTTTCCATGAAGGGAAACAACTCATGCTGACCGGCAGATTGGAGTTTCCTATTACTGGTCAGCCTTACGACGATATTATGTCTATTCGGCGCGGTGAAGTTTCACTGGAATCTTTTTACAACGTTTGCGACCGCTATGAAGAAGAGAACCGGCAAGCGAAAGAAAAGTCAATCCTTCCCGAACAGGCAGATTGGAAATGGGCGAACCAATATCTTGTTGACACGCTGGAAAAGCATATTGTACGCCTGTCGAAATTTGGCGACAAGCCGAATTGCTGGAATTGCAAATTTTCAGAAGAGACCGGCAACGAGGTATGGCCTATCAGATGTAAGGTTCCGGGATTAAATCCTGTTAATATCCGAAAAAACGCGAAAATTCTTCAAGAAGGAGAGTATTGCCGGGGTTTTGCA